CCAATGAAGATCAAAATCGAGACCAAAGACGGCAAGAAGATGATTCAGGACATCGACGTCACCGATTGGTCGGAAGCCGATCGTGCGTCATTGCTCCAAATCGTGAACGAGACGGAAACGGCGACGAGCGAAGCCGCCCAGATCATCGCCGATCAAAAGCGGCTTTACGAGAGTCCGGCAGCCGTATTGGCGCGCAAGCAAGAAGAGCGCGAGGAAGCGATTGCTGCCAAAGCGGCGCTCGAGCGTGCAACGATCGAAGAGCTGCATTGGTCAAAGCTCGTGAAAGAACACGGCAAAAAACGCCTGAAACGGCTTCCGACGAAAGAGGGCATGGTCGTGGTCCGATGCCCAACGGAAGAAGAAACGGTGTCTCAAGGTCTCGCGATCTTGGACATCAAGCCGATCGAGCGCGAGTCGGTTGCAAGAGATTATCTCGCGTCAATGGTGATTTATCCTGTCGACGCGAACCCTGACAAACCGGAGCCGGTTCGCGAGATTGCGTCGAAGTGGCCTGGATTGTGGGAAGACCTCAATTACGCGGTACAAATGCTGCAATCGTCGCGCGCAGACGAACGCCGCCCTTTCGATTGAGCCTTGCAACACAAGCAGCGACAGATCCACGGCTGGCAGGAGACCTATTGGCGGCGTTCCTGCCCGCACGGCTGCATGGCTCAAATCAGGCGAGAGCTGCCTGCTATCTGCTCGGGACGTTGATTGTCCGTTTGTTGAAACGGCTTCTGAAAGAGTGATCTATGCAATGGGTCCTAGATCTCGGCGGTAACTTCGTACCAGGCGCAAGAGCTGCGCATGGGGCCGCGATCGGACTCCAGTCGGGGCTTCGGGCTGCGGATGGCGCTGCCGCTGGCCTAACTGCCACCATGGCCGTTTCGAATACGGCCATGCGCAGCATGTACGGCGATCTGTCGAAGGCCGAAGCCGAGCTTGCGCACCTCGAGCGCACCTCGAAAAGGATGCAGAGCAGCGGCACGGTCGATATTGGGCAATGGCGCGATTTGCAGGGGGAGATCGAAGGCGCTCGAAACAAGGTCGCTGCGCTGAATCAAGAAATCGGCGACAAGGGCGGGCGCAAATTCGATCCGAAGGAATGGGACGATCGCGTAAAGGCAAGCGACAAATGGTTTGCCGAGACAAAGAAAAAAAGCGAGCAAGCCGAAAAGGACGAGACGAAAGCGGCTGCAAAAGAAGCTGCCGAGCGAACCAAAAAGGAAAAAGAAGAGACCGCGAAGCGCAAGAAGGACAAGGCCACTGCGGACAAGGACAATGCAGCTACGGGTTCGGCTCTCTGGACGGGGACCAAGTATGCAGCAGCATCGGCAGCAGCGGCGGGACTGGCCATTGTCGGAGCGGCAACGGTAGTATTTTCGAGTGTCGTGTCGCGTGCTCTGCAATCGCAGGTCGGAGCGCAAGCGCGGCTGAACGCTGTTCAGGCTCGGTACAACCTCGGAATGCGCGAGATATCGCGTAATGCCAACCTGACGCCAATGCTCGCCGCTCTCGACCGCGGGGCGGCGATGTTCGACAAGAATACCGCCACTGGCAAGTTCATGGGCGAACAGGTCAAGCGGTCGTTCGATGGGATCGGGACCGTCGTGACGGCGCTTGTGCCCTACGCGGAGCTCGCATTCGCAAAGATGCTCGTCGGTAGCGTCAAGGTCGAGACTGGATTCTACAAGGTTGTCACCGCGGGATTGCGCATCGGATCGAGCGTGCTTTCGTGGGCGAGTGCATCCGAATCGAGGCTTGGTGCAATTCGAATAGCGGCACAAGGCGTGAGTGTCGCGCTAAGCGCGGTCAGTTCGGTCGTTTCGTACATCGCCGGGGCATTGGGCGGCGGGGTTGGTTGGGCCGTGGCGGCTGCCGGTATTGGCATCATGACCACGCAAGCGGTAGCTGGTGCTGCTGCATTGATCAAATGGGGCGCGGCGATCGTCGCGTCAAACCCTGCTCTTGCCGCTACAACTGCCGCTATTTTGGCAGTTGTAGCGGCATACAAGCAGTGGAAAGAACTGAAGGAATCATGGGATGACAACAGTTGGCAGCAAATAAAGAATCAATTCAGTGGCGATCAAGAGGCCATGGCAAAACGCCAGGGAATGACCACTGGAGACGATTACGATAAAAAGTATGGCCTCGGCAAATACGCCAAAAAAGGCGAGGCGCAAGCGTCTGCGAAGCCGGTAGGCCAGGACATTGGCAAGGGTATCGTCGTGGGGATGAAAGCCACCGAGGCGGAAGTCGCCGCCGGCGGTGCTGCACTCACGAAGGCCGCTATCACCGGCGCAAAGAAAGAGGGCGAAATCAAGAGCCCGTCCGGTAAGGCCCGCCGGGAGATTGGCAAGAGACTTGGCGAAGGCACGCGCCTCGGCATGCAGGACGAGCAAAGCGCGGTGCAGGATGCCGCCAAGGCGCTCATTCCGGATTTTAGTGGCGGCGGTGGCGGGATGGGGGCCGCTGGCCGCGCCGGTAAGTTTTACCATATTGATCTTCGTGGTTCCATTTTTAATGGCACGCAAACGGAGTCGGATATTCAGGCGATGGTGGATCGCTCGATTATCCGCGCATTCGACAGATCCGAAGAATCGGACGATCTCGCGGAGGTCGCATGACCACACCGAGAGACACGCCGGACATCTACGACAAGATCACCATTGCCGGCCTGAAGACGCCCGGAAAGTGCATCCTTGTGTCCGGCGGCGATCGCGAAATGCAGGTCGATATCCAGACGCAACCTGGATACGCCGGCAAGATTGCGATTTATCGAGCCGAAGAACTGTCGCAGATCACCTATCGCTTTGAACTGTGGAAGCATAAAGACTTCGCAGATTGGCGAATACTTTACAAAATACTCAATGCGGCCCGCAAAAAGAGGCCGCGTCCGGAAACGATAGAAGTTCTCGACCCTCGGATCGATGTTGGTCCGAAGTTCGTTGTCAAAAGGATCTCGAAACAGATCGACGTAGAGCCTGGAAAATGGGCTCGCGAAATCGATTTGATCGAATACCAAAAGCTCCGGCCAATACCTCGCGAACCGGCAAACAAGGCGGTGCAAGACGCGTTCAAGGCCGAAAGCGAGAAGGCCATAGCGGAGCGGAATGCCGCGCAAAAAGAGGCAGCAGCAGCCGTGCAGACACTCCAGACGTCTGCGGCTCCGGTCGTGTCTGCGATCAGTTCGGGGCTTGGACTATGAGCATGCTCCGTTTTAATGGAATCGATTACGGCACGAGCTTCGTGGACATCTCGTCATACGGTCATCGCGTGTGGCGCGGGGAAGTGCGCACCACCAAAGAGGCGCCAATTCCGATCGGCTCGCTTGTCGAGATCATCATGGAGGAAGTCGTCACGTTTCGAGGGTGCGTGATCCGCAATCCGCCATTTGTCGGACGTGGCCAGTTCGTGGTGGTGGGTGGTGGTGGTGGGTGGCGGCTGAAATGTGCCCCGACAGCGCTCCGCTCGGATGGCGGCATTCGATTGGCGACAGCGCTCGACATGCTCGAGCAAGACGTCGCAAACGTGGCGAGCAAGAGCGGCGGGATTGGCCACGCCGAGAGCATCAAACTCCACGCGGGAGACAAGGTACTCGGGAAGGCATGGGCGCCGATGACGGCAGCGGGGAGCGCACTGATTCACTTATTCGGAGTACCGTGGTTTGTCGGTGCAGACGGCACCACGAACGTCGGGTACGCAACGACAAACGTCGTGCCGGCGAGTGATTATGCAGTGCAAGATGTCGACGCACACGGCGACAATCTGCCGCTTGCGATACGCAACGGCGCTGGACTTGCGGCGCTTGTAAATGCGGTGAAAGGTTCGATTTCTGGAGACCCGATCACGGGATCGTTTGAGATCAAAACAATGCGCATCGTCGAAGAAAAGACGCTTCGCGTGACGGTGTACAGGTGAAACCGTGAGTGATGTCAAGAGGAAAATCGACCAATTCGTCGAAGAGGCAATCCTCGGACGCGTTAGGTACTACGGTATCTATCGGTACAGGGCGCGGTTCATCGGAGACCCGCCGGCAAAACCGGACCTTGTGCCGGTGAATGCAGAACTCGGATTGCGCACATTGAAGGCGTGCGAAATGTCGCACGGCACGCCGGGGATGACATCGCGCATCAATAATCGAACAACGGTCTGGATCGTTTTCGAGGGAGGGGATCCGAACGCGCCTTTTGTTCATTCTTTTGGCGATGAAGAGGCGTCGGAGATCACGATTCAGGTTGAAAATGAGGTCACGATCAAGGGGAAGGGCTCGGCGTCCACTTCGCCGGTGATGCTCTTCAATCCGTTCTCGTCGTGGCTGTCGTCGCTGAATACGTATGTGACTTCGGTGCAGGCTTGGATGGTCGCGGCTACGCCGTTGATTGAACCGTCACCGGGGCCTTTGGTGGGGGCGATGGGAGTCGTCACGAGTGCCCGCGGGCTGCTCGCCACGGCAGCTTCGAACGTTGTACAGAATTACCCTATCGGCGCGAAGGCGACGAAGATAAAGGGGGCATGAGTGGCGAACATCCAAATCACGCTCGATGCAGATGCCGATGGGATCAATCCAGCGTGGACCGTTCTGCGTTCGGAGGAAGAAAACGACGCGGCGGGGCAAAAGATCCTCGCAAATGCATTGTCGCGTAGATTTGCGACGAATCCTGGCACGTACTTCACCGACCCGGATCACGGGCTGAATCTAGAAGACTTGATCGGCAAGGGCATCACTGCGGACTCGCTCGGCACGCTCGAGCTGGCCATGAAGTCGCAGGCCGAAGAAGATGAGCGTGTTCTTCAGGCCGAAGCGAAGGTGTTTTCTGTAACTGGACTCGGGACGCCTGACGCGATGGTCAAGGTTCGATTGTCGGTCGTGCCGAGGACGGGAGAACCGTTTCAAATGACGTTCACTCTCACGAGTGATAAGGTCTCGCTTTTGAAGGGCAAATCTTAAATGGCTGTCCCCATAACCGACGTATTGAAACCGCTATCCGAGCAAGAGATCCTAGACCTCTTTTTCGAGGCGGCTGTCGTGATCGGTTTGCCGACAACGGCATGGCAAACCGGAGAGCCGGTTTATGCGATACTGGAAATCATCGCCAGAATCATTGCCAAACTTTGGAACGAAGGCGTTCTGCCGATCCTGTCCGCACCATTCCTCGATTATTGCGTCGGCGATATTTTGACGCTCGTCGCGTTCGCGCTCTATGGGACGCTGCGGTACGAAGCAACGTTCTCCGAAGGCTTTGCCGACATAGAGAACCGCGATGGCGACGTGTTCAGCTTTTCGGCTGGCGATATCCGCGTGCGCGGAATCAATGGCAAGTTTTACACGAACGTCACTGGCGGCAATCTCGCTGCATGGAGCGGATCGGGCCCATACCCAACGCTTCCCGACATCCTCTTTCGAGCCGAAGAAATCGGAAGCGGCTCGATTCTCGTCCAGGGCGTCGATCCGCTCGAGGTGGTCTCGGATCAAATCGGCCTGCACATTGTTCAGCAAAGTGCATGGGTCGGACAGGATCAGGAACGTGATGCCGATCTTCGGGTGCGAGCTCGCGGCGCTGCTGCGGAGCGTTCGGACGGCGGCCCCAAGCTCGCCTACGACCGCGTCGCGCGCAGCACGAAACGTTCTAATGGGTCAACGATACCGATCACGCGGGTGCACATTCCTGCCCCGCTTGGAGACGGCACGCTGGCCATATACATCGCGGGGCCCGCGGGGGCGGTCGATGGATCGGACGTCACCCTGATCCAGACGGCAATCGTCGAAAAGGTAGAACCGTTGTGCACGACGGCAACGGTAGCGTCCGCGACGAACGTAGTGGTCAACGTTTCCGCAACGCTGTACGTCAAACGTGGGTCTGTTCCTGCGAACGTTGATCTTGTCGCATTGGCGAAAGTGTTGCTTGTCGAGTTTTTCCGGACGGCACCAATCGGCGGGTTTTTCAAATCGAACGTGCAAGCGACGGGCAAGGTGTACGTCGCGGAAATCGTTGCGATCATATCGGCCGCGCATCCGGCGATATTCCTGGTCGATTCTGTGGACGTGGACACGAGCGTGAGCACCAGCGGCGTCCCTGTGCTCGGGTCCGTGTCGATCGCGATTGAAAGGATCGACAAGTGAGCATCCTCGGGAGTCGCGAATATGAGGAAGCTTTGCCGGGTTGGCTCGCCGAAGGCCCCGGCAGGGACTTTATGGACGCGTGGGCGCTCGTCTTGGACGTGCTCATGTCCGCAGCTTCGGACGTGCGCATGGGCATTCTGGACGTTTTCGGTGATGACGTCGCTGCCGATGCGCCCCCATTGATCTCGAAAGACCGGAACATTCCGCCGGGGTTTTTCGAGACCGCACGAGCGTACATGCAGCGTGCGTCATTGTGGCGGCAAATATGGGCCGCGTCGGGAAGGACGCGCGTCGTTTTGGGCATGATCGCGGCCGTCTGGGGACCGAACCCGCCGAAGATGGCATTCGTCAGAAACTTCGGTTGGGCGAGTGGAACGACGAGTGCACGATGGACAATTCGCAATTCAGACGGCACGTTCGTCGAACACGTACAGACGCCGACAAACTTTGATTGGGACGGCGTCAATAAGCAAAAGCGCGCGTGGCTCATTATTTGGGTTCCGGCGGCGCTTGCGACAGAAATCGAAGGCCCGTTCGGTGATGGTCTGAGCACGTTTGGCGAGACGAAGATCAGGTTCGATGGAGTGATCGACTTCCCGACGATCGGGACGAACGCATTCCTCGAATACGCGACACGTACTCGCGAGACGGCGGATCTGCTCAAACCGGCAGATGTATTGATCGAATGGATTGTCTTGGCATTCGATCCGAGTAGCTTCGATCATACGGCAGCGGCGGGAACGCCGGGCATGCCAGACGGAACATGGGCCAACGATTCGATCATTGTTGGCGATCACAATGAACTCACGCGGCTGCAAACCGCACGATATTGGAAAGGGGTTTGAGCCGTGGCAACGTCGATATCTTTTGATCCGACCTGGGTAGACGATGTGGTGAAACCGACTGACGGCGACAGCCGTTCAGCGGCAAACCTCAACATCTCTTTCGAGGCATTGAAGTGGCGAACAGACCACTTGTACACGACGTTTCTTCATGATTCGACGCATCCAACGCCGCAAAATAGCGGCACGTTTATTTTTTCAGGCGGGTTGGTGCTTGCGGGGGCGACGGGCATAAGCGTAGCCTCTCCAAGCGCCCGCTCGTATCCACGTGTCGTCGATGGCCTGCCAAGTCGCAATCCGGCGTCGTGGTGGGCCGAAGCGGAAGAGGAAGCGACTACGCCACGGCCGGCGTACAAACAGGCGTATTCCCCGCTTTCGCCGACAGCGCCGTGGCTGACGTTCAGGTGGCGCGTTCCAGCGGGGAGCACCCTGACGAGCGTCAAGGTGCATATCAAGCCGGCTGCCGGCGGACGCGGTGGCAACCTGCCCGCCGAGCAGCCAATACTTCGGCTGTGGAAACAGACCACGTCAAATCTTGGGCTGATGACGTCGATCACGACGGTACAAGATGCGCAGCCTGACGTGACGGCGTACGAGGCCGCGCACGATCTGTCGATCACATTGAGCTATTCATCGTGGGGCGCGGATGACATACTTGTCATCGGCGTTCGAGGCGAAGAAGGCCTTAATGCGGTAGCAGCGGCGACATACGCCGATCAAGGGCTCCGCGTATTCCATCCGCGAGTGTTGTTCTCGCGGTCGAAAATAGGAGAAGAGTGAACATGGCCACTGGTGAAAGTTCGATTTACACAAGATGGATCGGACGCCTGTTTGGAATCCGAGTAATCGTCAGCCACATCGGCGATAAGCTTCCCGAACGGGCAAAGATTAGAGTCGAAGGACTTATCGCTTACGATGATCCTTCCACTGCTTCGACGGTGATTTCATTGCCTGAAATTACAGTTGCTCAGCACGGAAGCCTTGCTGGCGGTGCGCTCCATGCACTCGCGACGACGATGGTTGCCGGTTTTATGAGCGCGGCGGACAAAGCGAAGCTCGACGGTCTGGACGCGCTCGGCTACGTCACCGCTGTTTCTGTCACTGCACCGATAACGAAATCAGGCGCCGCGCTTTCGCCTACTATCGGAATTTCGGCAGCAACGACGAGCGCGGCTGGCAGCATGAGTGCAGCCGATAAAACAAAAATCGATGCTGCCAACCAGATCGCCACGCCAACCACAATAGCGATGTACGATGCAAGTGGTTACGTCAACGGAAATGCGTTCAAACTCAAGACCGCTGTATCTGTCAATCGCTCTGCACCTTTACATTGGCGTGGCGCAATCGTAAGTGGGGCCGAGTCTTGGGTCCCCACAAGCACTGGTACAGCAAAGCAAGCCGTGATCGCGTCGGAAGCAGAATGCTACATCCAGTTGGATTTGCCTGATAAGTCCGTGCTGACAAACGTGAACTTCAATTCGCAGGGAGCCGGGGCAAACCCAGATCCTGAATACTTGCCAACGTACAGCGTAATACGTCGGCACGTAGAGACACACGCGGAAACCGTCGTGGGAACAAATGTTGATGGCTCGGCGGCGACCGCTCAACCATACCGAGATTCTCATTGGACCGAGGTTACCTGTTCGAACCATACGGTTGACCGCGTAAACTACACATATTACGCAAAGCTCACTCCTGAGTATGGATCCGATTCCGCAATTGGATTGCAGCTTGACTCGATATTGCTTGGACTGACCTTCCCTGTGGGATACGCAGTCGGGTTATCCTGACCACGCAAAGCAGCGATCAAAAAAAAGTTCAACTCGTTGTAACTTTTCTCTTGCGTCGTGTCACGCGCTAGGTTAGTTCTAGCGGCGTGAACATTTCACCCGACCAACCCACGCTTGCAGAGGCGCTCGCCGAGATGGTGCGGGCCGATGACGAGCATGCCGCCCGATACGGAGAGGATCCAGATCCGCTCGTGCGTCGGAACGCGCTCGAACGATTGGCCGCGTCAATGGCGTGGGACGCGCACGAAGGTGGCCAACCTGCAACCACGTTGGGCGCTGGGATCGGTGCTGCCTTCACCATGAAGGTGCTCGAGGTGGCGTGCGTGGTTCCTGTGCAAGTGGCCGTGTTGTGGCGCCTGAATGGCGATTTTGCTGGCGTGTGGCCATGGAACGGATCGGTGCAGATTTGGCCGGACGAAATGGTCTGCATGGGCATCGGGGCGGACGAACTTGCGGCATTGGAGAGCAGGATCTTTTCATTGCCATTGGCGGCAGAAAACATCGGAATACCGTGGGAAGAACCCACGCATGGAGACGAATCGTGAGCGCATCAAAAACCGGAATGATGGCATTTTTGCACGGCCTTATCGGGCTCGTGGTCATGGGCGGAAACAAATCGGTCCCGCTGCTGATCCAGAATGCGGCAAAAACAGCCGCGCTATGGGCCGCTCGCGGGTTCATCGCATGGAGTGAGCGGACGGAAAAGACCAAAGACGCACCGAAGGACGATGACCGCGCAAGCAACGAAGCGTTCGACAAACGCTACTCGATGGGAACGCTCGTGCGTGTCGTCAATGGCCCGAATACGGGCGCGGTGGGACGCGTCCGTTGGGACAACGTGCATACCGATGCGCAAAACGTCTCGACCCGTAGAATCACGATAATGGTCGGAGACGGCAGGGGCACGCGGGCGATCATCGAAGAGCCGGGGAATGTGGTGGCTGAACCGGAGAAGTCGCCAGTGGCGGATCCGGTGGGTGGTGGCGGAAGTGGTTCGGGCGCGGTTGACGTGGTGGCGAAGGAATTGCCGTCATTCCACGAAATGATCAAGGCCGCAATTCATGCGGCTTGGAATGTTGATTTGAGCAAACAGGCACCAGAGGAAGAAGTTTTGGCGATCATCTTTGCGGGCCCAGAAGGAAGCGATGGCGATGTCGCCGAGTGTGCCGCGGAGATCCAAAGGCTGATCGAATTGGATCCGTACAAAATGGCGTACGAGAGCGGGCATACGCTGAAGTGCACGTTTGGCAAGAGGATCCGTCGACACGATGGGCGGCATGTGTGCATCCGAGTTGCCACGCCATCAATGGGAGAAAGCCTAATCCGTGCGCACTCGCTGGTGTTTTTCGGGTTTACTGATGCGGCATTGTCGACATTCGGAGAAAACACACCGGCGTTATTTTCGCTTCTTGTCCAAGAATGCCGCCAACGACTTATCGGCCCCGATGGCGTGGAATGGGGCAAGAAGGTCGATCCCGAAGAGCAAGCCATTAGCGTGGACGACGATGCGTCGTCGCCGGCGCCGCAAGACGTTGGTGCTTCGTCGCAGAAAACAGGCGACAAAGAACTCGAGGTAGACGAATACGTTCGGGTAGCGTCAGATCATCCGGCACACGCAAACAAGCGCGGAAAGATAGTCCGGTTCGAGGACTATCGCGAAAAAGTCGTTGTGGACTTTTCCCACGGCGGCCCGATGCAGGTGGCCACGATTGAGATACAACATTTGAGCAGAGCACCAGCGCCGGTCGCTGGCGGCTCATTGCGACGCCCGATTGAAACGGATGAAGGCGGCAGCCCATTGCGACGCCGGCGTCTCGGCAGAACGGCGTAGGAGCCTGCTCATGGGTCATAGAAATTCGACGTGGTGCTGGTCGTGGTCGATGTCTCCCGCGACGCGATGTGCGATTCTTTTGCGGGACAAATTGCGGTGCGTGTGGTGCCGCAAGAAGCTCGATCCGAAAGCAACGCACGAGAGCGGACTGAAACCGCAGCTAGACCACTTCGTACCACGGGCCCAGGGCGGGAAGCACGACACGACAAACCTGGTTACATCGTGCGGAGAATGCAATCAAGAAGGCGACGGCGCACGTACATCGAGAGGTTTGGCACGTGCAGAGGCTGCGCTCGAAGATGCTCCGTTTTGATCGAGGGATGAACATGACAACGACCATTACCAAAAAGAAGTACGAAGCACTTGGCGCGCAGGTTCGCGCCGGACGCGAACGAAAAAACCTGACGATGGCGGAATTGTCCGAGTTGGCGTTTGGCAGCAAAAACCAGAAAGGCGCCATTTCGTCATTGGAAAGCGGAACCGGATCTATTTCGCGAGAAAAGGCGGCGCTGCTTATCAAGCATTTGGCGCGCGACGAAGAAGATGCGCGCGACTTTTGGGTGGCGTTCGCTGCTCATTCGGGCGAGGTTTCCGTGCGCGGACTCGACAAGCCTGCCATTCAACGCGTGATCGAGTTCGTGGCGGCTCTCGAGGCCGAAGCGAAGGCCAGGCCCAAGAAGCGCAAGGCGGCGGGAAGCGACCATGATGCGAGTCGCGAAGCGGGAGGCCCGTAATGGGCGGGCTCGCGACAGCAAACGTGTGCGCATGCGTGCCTCAATGGCTTGAACAATTGAGGGCAATTCTTGCCAAATACGAAGGCCAAGGCTTTTCGATTGATCCGCAGCGCAAAACGCTGTTGCCGCGAGATTGGCAAGGGATTGCCGACGAATGCAGAGCGGCATTGATTCAGTGCACGCCTGACGACGATGGGATCTGGTTTCTCGACGGGAAGCTGACGATCGCAAAAGGCAACGGGGCGGTCTGGGAATGGGCTTGGACGCCAAACTCGGCAAGACTTGGGCCCGTGCGAGCGGATGCAGGTGAAACAGATGGGAGCTAATTCCAAAATAGAATGGTGCACGCATACCTTGAACGGTATGCGTGGGTGCACCAAAAAGCTTGTCGCTCGGGTGGATACCGATCCAAAACAAGGATTTTACACGAGCGGATGCGACAACTGCTACGCCGAGACGATGTCGTACAGAAATCCTGGATTGCTCGGCGTGTGGGGTGTCCTCGGCACGCGCGTGCTTGCGTCGCCTGCAATGTGGAAGGCGCCGCTGCAATGGGACAAAGATGCCTTGGCCCAAGGGGAAAGACACCGCGTCTTTTGCTACAGCCTCGGCGACGTAGGAGAAATGCCGATGCGCGAATTCGACGCGTGGATCGAACTGCATGGCATTGTCCCGACGTCTGAGCACATCGCGGCCGTGCAACGAAATCAACGCGTGTGCGACGAAGCAAGGTGCCGGCTTTTCGAGCTTGTCGAGAAATGCACAAACCTCGACTTCTTGCTGCTCACGAAGCGGCCCGAGTTCATGGCGGATATCATTCCGCAGAATTGGAAGATCTCGCCGCCGAAGAATTGGTGGCAAGGTGTCTCGATATCGACCAAGCGAGACGCGGAAGAACGATTGCCGCTGCTCGCGAAACTGCCGGCATTCGTTCGATTTGGCTCGTTCGAGCCTCTTTTAGAGGACATTGACTTCGGCATAGACATCGAAAGCACGTCGAATCGACTCGGACTGCTTTCGTGTCCAATGTGCAGCGGGTTTGGCGCGGGTGAAGTCGCGTCCCCGGTTGGTGGCGATCCATTCGACAGCGCATGTCATTGGTGCGAAGGCAGCGGGTCTTTCCTCGATTGGGGCATCATCGGCGGAGAAAGCGGCGGAGCACGCGCACGCGATTGTGAGTACGCGGCGATCCAATCGATGCTGGATCAATTCCAACGTGCCGACGTCTTCAGCTTCGTGAAGCAGGCCGGGCGCAACCCCGTGGACATCGTCGACGGCAACAAACGACGCCTGAAGCTGGCAGACAAAAAGGGCGGTGATCTTGCCGAGCTTCCCGAGCGTTTGCGTGTGCGGCAGCTACCAGAACCGCGGCATGGTTGGCTCGGTGTGAATTCGGTGGGAACTCTAAAGAGCGCTTGACTTTGGCAAAACTTGCTTTTTGGACCGCGGCGGATACCACATGACAAGAAAAGCGCAAGCCAAAAAAACAGGTCCAACGTTCCTCGCGTTGTGGGCTGTTCGCCGCGCGGTCGGTGTGTTCACCCCTGCCGAGCGGTTGTGCCTGTATGGCATCGTCGCGTCCATGGACGAGACAGGCGAATCGAGCCCAGGGCATAGCGGTATCAGCGACGGAACGAGCCTTGACGTGCGCTCCGTCCGTCGCGTCATGCCGGGGTTGCTTGCGCGTGGCGTGGTCGTTTGCGTGACGCCAGAGACGCCAAGGTCATCGGCCGTCTACCGCATCGACCTTGGCGCGATGGAGGCGGCGACGGAAGCGGCAGAGAACCAAGAGCGGCCGTCACGGCGACGTCGAGAGCGGACATCGTGTCCCCCGGAGAGCGGACAAGCGGTCCCCTCAGAGCGGACACTGGATCCTCTCTCAGAGCGGACGAGGGCGGACACCGTGTCCCCCGGAGAGCGGACAAGCGGTCCCCTCAGAGCGGACACAGTGCCCCCCATTGAGGATCTCTCTGAGGATCATGAGGATCAAGAGGGGGCTGTTCCGGACGCCGCTCGAGTGCCCACGACAGTGCGAACGTTCGTGCTCGAACCACTAGCTCCGAAAAAACGACATCGTACGAAGGAAAAGAAGAAGGCAGCGGATGCAGCTCCCAAAGAGGTGTCCAAAGCCGAGCGGTTCCGCGGGTACGTCGCGGCATTTCAGACGGGATTCTCGCGTGGGGTTGGCCAGGTTGTTTCGCTCGAAGGTATTCGCGGCCCGGACCATGTGTTGGTCCGATGCTGCAAAACACACGCAAAATCGACCGCGGACGGCAGCGAACTGCGCGGGCCGGACTTGCTCGCGTGGATCGAATCCAAGGCCGAAGAATTCGGGAAGCGCTTTGGAAATGTCCCGTTCGCGTATCACAAATTTAATGATTGGCTAAATGGATCGACGTCGAATCAGGCAGCAGTGCAAAAGCCGATAGGCGTGCAGCCTGCCGGGAAAAACCAGGCTACGAGCTGGCAATCTGGGCTGTCGATGACCGACGAAGATCGAAGAAACTTAGGTGAGAAGGCAAAGGTGATCGACCTATGAACAACGACCTTGAAAGAATGATCTTTGGGCCGGACAAACGTACGCGTGCGGAAGTGCTTCACGATGAAAAAGTCGAAGCATTCGTGGCCAAGATCGTCCCAAGGCAGACGATTCCGATTGCGCGGCCGATACCTTCGTTTGCAGAGGTTCCGGAGTTTGCGGGCGGGGACCACGAATGCAAGGGCGTGTTGTGGCTCAAAACGGACGTCAAAACGGGCCAGCCGTGGGTGTGCGATGCGAAGCTGGAGTTCCCCGGAATTTGCCGGCGGTGTGGCGACGAGTCGACAAGACGCGAATGGCTTGAAGAACTTAGACCCGCACACGAGACGGTTCCGAAGCATTTCAAGTGGACTCGCGAAGGCAGCGAATGCGCGTTTTTCAAGACAGCCGTGCAAGGTTGGGACATTGCGCGAGAACAGCTCAGAAAAGCGCTGGCAACGAACAAAAATATCATCATCACCGGCGGGGCGAGACGCGGAAAAACAAGCCTTGCAATGCTGGCGATGCACTGGATTATCAAGCGCGGAAAATTCACGTCATGCAGCGCAGAAACGATCTTGGAATGGCGAAAGACGGCGATATTGCCACCGCAGGTGACTATGGCCAGAGGCGCGAGGTTCCTACCAGTGGCATTGCTCAAAGAACAGACGCCGACGACGATCGCGCTGCGCGAGGAAGCCATAGCAGCGCCGTTTCTTGTCTTTGACGACTTCGGGGCTGAACTTGATTCTGCGCCGCTTGGGTCCGGATGGATCACGTCGCGGATTGCGCTCTCGAAGGCCGTCGTTGAACGAAGGTCGAACAGAGACAAACGCATGCTGACGACAACTGGTTTTCCACGCGAAACCATAGCGGCGCTTTATGGCGACGGGGTAGCTGGGCGATTGTTCGAGAACGCAAACGTGATCGATTTGGGTATGTGGCCGGAAGATGGTGCACAATGAAAAGCTTGCCGAAGCCGTTATGGGAAGGCCGTGGCGTGCGACTGTTCTGCGGCCGTGCCGAAGATCTGACCAAGCTCTTCACCGAGCAAGGTTCGGTGATAATGGATCCTCCGTACTCGCGGCATGTTCACTCGAAATCGCGTGCAGGAGCTCGAACGGAGCCGCTTGCATCGGGCAATGGGAAGATCGGCAAGGCTGCAATTTCGCGGGCCGTGGACTTCGGGTTTGCCCACTTGGATCCAAAGCTTCGCCGCTTTCTCGCGAAAGAAGCCGCGCGTTTGTCCAAGCGATGGACGCTCACGTTTTGCGACATGGAGTCGGGATGGCTTTGGAAGTTCGCTCTAATGGCGGCGGGGCTCGATTTTAGGCGCACGTGCATTTGGGAAAAACAGGCATGCACGCCGCAGTTCACGGGCGATCAGCCTGCCGTCGCATGCGAAAGCATAGTGGCCGCGCACGCCAGCAGCGGCGCACCGATGGCCGGATTTGACATGCGAGAGATGGCGTTGCTTGCGCGGATGGTCGAAAAAGGCGGGGCAAGAAAGAAAGACATCGAAAAGCTTGCGCGGATGGTTCTGTCCGATCTCCGAAGCCGACACGATATCTGCCCAGAATGCGACGAGCCGCTCGGCGCAGACGCGATCATCTGCGCGCATCCATATTCCGGGAAAGGCCGCGAACGACGCCGATGGAATGGGGGCGGGAAGCGCGGAATCTACAGCCATCCGGTGGTGGTGGAACGATTCGGGGGCGAGGTCAGAATCAATGAGACCCAAAAGCCGGAAGCTTTGATGCTCGAACTGATCACTGACTTTACCGACAAGGGCGATCTCATTTACGACTTTTGCGCCGGCGGCTGCACCACTGGCGTTGCGGCGATGCGGCTCGAGCGCCGGTGCGACATGTTCGAGATGCGCCCAGAGCAAGCGGCAAAAGGCGCGGAGCGGCTCGAAGCCGAAGCCATGGGGTTGTCGGTGCAGGCAAAACGCACCGGACAGCTCGGCCTTTTTGCGGCAGCCACCACAACGATTTCGATTCCACCACCCACCACTTCAGCCACCATTTCCAACGGAACGGCGATCTGATGTCCACGGATGCTGCGTCGGGAAAACGCCACGACACGCGCAACACACGCAAGCGTGTCGTTCGTGCGACGACGCTTGCTGTCGGAAAGCTAACAAAAAAAACAATCGCACGGTGGCGTGAAGAAGAACCGGACGATGGCCGAAGACGGCTTCCGATGACTCGATCGGAGTGTTCCGAGGCCGAACGCCCGTGCCCTTTCATTTCTTGCAAATACCACCTGTTTCTCGACGTCGATGCCAAAAGGGGCAGCATCAAGTTCAATTTCCCGGATCTTCTCGGCGATGATGACACGCCGATACTTGAACTCATGAGCGACACGTGCGCCTTGGATGTCGCGGAACGTGACGCAGTCACGCTCGAGGGACTTGGCACGCTGCTCAATATGACACGCGAGCGGGTAAGACAGATCGAATTGACCTTGCTTGAAAAGATGCGGAAGCATCCAACCTTGAAAGAGCTGCTCGCCACGGGCCCGATCGAGTCGACTGACAGGCCTGGAATCTTCGATGAAATACACATCGAAAGCGACGAGTAGAAAAGGCGTCAGAGAAAAGTTCAACGCGTTGTAACTTTTCGCTTGCACACCGTTCCGAACGCGTGTAACAGTTGACCACGCGTCATCACCCAAGTGAACGGGCGCAAGGGAAGCGTATGCCAATCGCTCGCGCAAAGACGGCGAGTCTTTTTCTATTCGATGACTCATTGCCAAAAGCGGCAAATGGTCAATGCGGGATCTTGCCCTTTCCACTGCCGGACATGGTGCGAGTGATTTCGTTATGGGAGCCGTACGCGAGTTTGGTCGTGGACGGCAAGAAAACCATTGAGACGCGCACGTGGCCGTGGCCATACGAGTCGAGTTGGCTCGTGATTCAAGCGGCCAAACATCTCGACAAGTCGGTATGCAATCGGCTCGGGTTGCCGTTCTTCGGGTACTTGTCTGGCCAATTGGCGGGGCTGGTTTGGGTCGAGGCGCCGTCTCGGCTGCTGCTGCCGGAAGACGAAGCGGCGGCGTGTTTTTATGCGGCGGATCGATACGCGTGGCCATTGAAGCACGCGCGAAGGTTCGTGCATCACGAGCCATTCCGAGGCCCGCAAAAGTTTTCCAGCGTCGATCGAAGCGTGGTGCTTCGTTCGCTTGGTATTGCAGCTTGATTGGTGATCAAATGGCACGTCCCCCTGCGTTGCGCGTTTATGGAGTCGGTTCTGACGAAATGGTGGTTGACCTGTTCGCCGGCGGTGGCGGTGCGTCGACGGGCATCGAAAAGGCCATCAATCGTTCGGTGGATATCGCCATCAACCATGACCCTCGCGCGATTGCCATGCACGCCGCGAATCATCCGGAAACGCGACACTATCAAGAGGATATTTGGAGCGTGGATCCACGTGAGGCGTGCGGGTCCAAAAGCGTGGCATTGCTTTGGGCAAGCCCGGACTGCACGCATTTTAGTCGAGCGAAGGGCGGACAACCGAGGAAGAAAGAGATCCGCAGTTTGGCGTGGGTGGTAATTCGGTGGATCGAGGCGGTTCGTCCGAGGGTGATTTGCATCGAGAACGTAACCGAGTTCGAAACATGGGGCCCGCTCGATGACGAAGGGCGTCCGATAAAGGAACAGATCGGGAGCGATTTCAGGGCATGGATCGGGCGAATGTCGGATCTTGGATACAAGGTCGAATACCGTTCGATGGTAGCTGCTGATTATGGCGCACCTACAACGCGCAACCGTCTTTTCATTGTGGCGCGATGCGACGGACAGCCGATCGTTTGGCCAGAACCAACGCATGGCAAAGGTCGAAGCAAGGCGTGGCGGCCGGCGTCGGAAGTGATCAACTGGAACATCCCATGCACGAGCATATTCGAACGCTCTCGTCCGCTCGCGGATGCGACGCTGAAGCGCATCGCGAAAGGACTTGATCGTTATGTCTTTGGGGCGAAGCAGCCGTTTATCATCCCATTGACCCACCAAGGGGAGCCGAGGGCGTACGGCATCGATGACCCGATGCGCACCGTGACGGCGGCGAATCGAGGCGAACTGGCATTCGTTGCGCCGTTCATCGCGAAGCATTTTGGCGGCCCAAGGGGCACGTCTGGTGCCGATGCACGAACGCCGATCGGTACGATAACGACTGTAGACCATCACGCGATCGTGGCTCCGTTCATCGTGCGACACGGGCACTACTCGACGATCACAGGTGCAGGCATCGATGAAGGATGCGGGGCAGGGACATTTCGAGGACAGCCGCTCGAAAGCCCGTTGGCTACGGTATGCGCGACGAATGACAAGCATATCGTTATGCCGTTCGTCATGAAGCACTTCGGAGGTGGGGACAATGGCAAACCACCGCCTGGATTAGATATCAATGAGCCGCTTGGTGCAGTTACAGAAACCGACCACCACGGTCTAGCCGCTGCATTCTTGACGAAGTTTTACGGGCAAGGCACCGGCGCGACGGTTGACCACCCGCTGCCGACAATCGTCGGGTGCGGTCATATCGCCGAGGTGCGTGCTTTTCTTAAAAAGCATGCAGAGAACCGAAGGCAGGCGAATGTCCAATTGACGTTCGGATCGGATGCCTCTGGCGACAAGTCGAGAGACATGGGGCGAATCAGCATCAAAGGGCAGTTGTACGACATCGTGGACATTGGCATGAGGATGTTGGATCCGAGCGAATTGTTCGCCGCGCAGGGCTTTCCTAGCGATTACAACATTTCGCCAATATACAACGGGAAGCCGCTTACGAAAACGGCGCAAACGGCACTTGCTGGAAACTCGGTTTGTCCGCCGATAGCAGAGCGCGTCGTGTTTGCGCAAATGTTCCAATCGGCATGAATGGAGAGGCAACATGAACGAAACGGGATCGGATTCAGAGCAGTTGGTGACGGGGTTTGAGAATGCCCTAAAAAACTCATTTCCAGAAGCGTTTGCGCCTGAAATCGTCAATGGTTGCAACGTCGAAGAGGCGGCCGAAAGCGTGATGCTCGACGTCGCGTATTCGCCTGTGATTGTGACGAGAGGGCCGAACGAATGGCCGTGCGAGTGTGTGCTGCTCGAAAACGGCGACTATCGAGTCTATTACGATAATGTAACGCTGGAATTGAAGCCGCGAGAAGTACGCGTGATGCGTGCACGATACCTGCTTCGTCGTGGCGAACTGTACCGCATGCTTCCGCACATGGATCCGGAAGTGCGTCGTCGCGTCGAACAGGTATTTTTTGACGGGCATGCGTTCGTCCCGGCGGAAGGTTCGATTCTTAGGCAGATAACCGATTCAGGAAATCCAGCAACGATCGAGCTGAATGGGCGCGATCCGCTCGAAGTGATCAAGGGGCTCATGGAGGACGCTGGTGCGAAAGGCTTTCGTCTTGTCGCGGTGAAACAGCCGGAACCTGTTCTGCCAAAGCGCGAGCCTGAAATATACGCGGCCGTCGAACTGCCGGCGCAAGGCTCGCGACATCTGGTGGCGTTCGACGTTCCGAGTCTTCGGCGCATCTTCTACGGGATGCAAAAGGGGGAAGGCCCGAAGCCGGGGGCGGTGGTGGAAGCCGTGTGCAAGGAACTCGCGCGGATGCTCCGGGCGCGGCAGCCGACCCATGCGATCTTCGCCTTCGAGGGCGATGGCTCGATACGCGAGGAAGAAAGCAAAGAATACAAGGCGTCGCGCAAGCCTTCGCCCGCGGAACTCGTTCGCGACGAACAGGCCGTGAAGAACATCTTGATCGCGCTCTTGGCGCCTGTATACGCACCGCTCGGCTTCGAGGCTGACGATGTGCTGGCAGCCGCCGCAAGGCTCTGTCGTGGGCTTTCGGAAGAAGAAAAGTTGCCGGTTGTCGTCATGACGCCGGACAAGGACATGGGGCAGATCGTCGACGATGCCGAAGAAGTAATGCTTTGGGACGGCGCGAAGGGCGGGAACGTCTCGGCGGCGATTGGGGCCGCGCAGATCCTCAAACGGTGGAAGGTTCCGCCGTGGCGCCTCGGTGACTTGCTCGCGCTTGCGGGGGATGAAGGCGACGGGATCAGCGGCGTGCCGGGTTGGGGACCGGCGAAGGCTGCTGAACTGCTGAACGGCTCGGATGGCAAGACGCTCGCCGAGCTACTTCGCGGCGCAAATTATTATTGGGTGCCTGCGAAGTACCGAAAGGTTTTCCAGGCAAACACGGAACGCATCCGGGTTTGTCGGGAATTGGTTCGTCTGCGCGACGAGTGCCTGCCGGATCTCACGATCGAGGCGCTTCGCGTGGACGCGTTGGGACTTGCGGAAAAGCTTATTGAGGAAGGACGTCGATATGCAAAAAACTCACGAGCGTAGCCAAGAAAAACCGAAACGAAAGCAGACACGCACGTCGGTAGAAGATCTTCGTCAGATGGATCTCGACAATCCGCGGCATCTGGAGGCAATCCGGTGGTGGTCTGAATTTCGGTCCCGTCGCTCGAAGTTGCTTCAGCCTGACGAGAGGAACCTCGAGCCCACGCCGAACCCGCTCTCCCCCATTCCGATCGTGGTTGCGCAGACGCAAATGCTGCTCGTCGTTTCTACGCGAAAGGGCAGGGCTCAATTGCTGAAGACGATTCTCAAGTCTCGCGGCATCGAGCGATGCGGAGAGCAAGCGAAGAAAAAAGAGACGTGCGATCGGGCCAAGGGGCACGTGCTGCCGCATAGCAGCGCCGAACATGGCGACAGGTGGGAGAACGTCGACGCAGACTATCACGCGATTTGCCGGCACTACCCGGCGCTTCTGTTGCGTCTCTTGGAGACGCTCGGGGCTCCGTCGCCGCGCGAAATGGCGATCGCGATTATGGGCGAGTTTTCGAGGGATACATGAACAAGCTCCGGGCATGGGCGACGGGCTTGTCCCCGGACGAACTGGACAACTATCGTCGAGGCAACTGCACGAACGACAGGTGGGCCCGCGCCGCAAAAAGAGAAGCCAAGAAGCGCGGGAAGTGCGGAGCGATAAGCCGAGACGGTGACGTTTGTCATTGCGTACCTGGCCACGTGAAGACATGGCACGAGGTCGAAGTCGGTCCCGGTGGATACAATCAATGGAACTATGACATGCGAACCATTCCGAACGGCTTCGTGACGATTACGAAGTACGGCAAGGCACTGCGGTCGATTCGTCGAGAAAAAAGGTTGACTCAGGAAAAGCTCGCGGTCACGTGCGGTTTGTCCAAGAGCTACATTTCGCACATCGAAGCGGAGCGCAAAAGACCGACGCTCGATACGCTCGAGGCGATTTGTAAGGGCCTTGGTATCAGGGTGTCCGAGTTCGTGGCACGCGCGGAGTCGAAGAAATGAGCATCGGCAGCACGAGTATCAGGAAGCTGGATCGTGCGGATGCCGTGCGGATTGCGCACGAGGTCGCGTGCTGGATCGAGTACGAGCGAGGGCAAGGCTCGTTTCAGCACGTGGTCCGTCTAGAAACTGGTTTGGCGTGGATTCAGACGTGGACGCGGACATGGTACGTTGGCCGGTTTCTTCGTGGTGCATGCTGCATCGCGGCGTATATCGTCGTTCGTGTGCTGAACGAACGTGGTTATGACGCGACGATTCGGTATGTGCCGGGACATTATTTTGCGCGAACAGCATGCGGAACGAGGGTTGACCCAACGTGGAGCCAATTCGACCACGAATCGGGCCCGCGAGTCGATCGGCGGAAACCAACGAAACACGAACTAACGCTCGAATTGCAGAGCATGGTTCGCCTACCGAAAAACTGGCATCCACACGGTTGCTGGCCAGGGAATCACCTCAAAGCAATCGAGAGAATTTTGCGGAGGATGGGAGTCGAAAACTATGAGCTACCCAAAAGTACACAACGAAGGGGACAGGGAAACCGCCGTGGCATCATCGAATCAAGAGCCTGACGCGCGCCTGTTCGACATCGCTTCGATGATTCAGCAGCAGCTTGCGGATCGCGGGGTGGCGTCGGCGGCATCATTCCAAGACGGGCTGCTCGAGCTCCGTTGCGCGAAGGACAAGGCGATTCTCATGCGCGGGCCCAAGGCTGCATGCATGGTTCTGCGGCTTGACGTCCCGAACGCTCGTAGACTGAGCCGCGAGATTGGATGTGTGCCACTGGATGAGACATCGAGATCATTGATCTTCGTCGCCATCTTTCACGCGATGTTCGGAGAGACGGTATCCACCACCAGCCACCACTTCGAAGAAGGCATGCGGGTGGAAGTGGTGGGTGGAAACTACGAGGGGCGACGGGGCGACATCGGGTACAAGTCGCCTCTGCCCAACGACGATTGGGTCGTGTACCTCGATTCCCCGGCGGGCTGCAAACGACCCGCAAAGGGGCGCAAACGAGCCACACGGCACTTCGCCGAGGAAGACCTCGTGCCGGCCAAGGAAGGCGCCACGGAAGCCGAAGCGGAGACGCCTCCAGTCCGCCGGTATTACGCTGCCGTCCAGGGTTGGAGGGATGGTGCAGGGGGTATGGCGATGCGTCCGAACTGGTTTGATCATCCCCGCACCGGAGCAATCTACTCGGAAGCCTACGCGCGAGGACAGCGGGCGTGCAGGGAAGAATCAGAGCGGATCGCGGCGCATTTCGGCTACCCACCACTTGTTGTCATGCCAAGTGGTGGGTGACGTGACGAAACGTAAAAAGAAAGAAAGTCGTACCGCGACGTCTCAGACAGGCATTATCGTTGCAAGCGTCATGTGATCCATGGCGTGGAAATTGGCTTGTTTCGTGGCGAACCGTGGAAACGTTGCGCCGCGGAAAGGGATCATCAGATGAATCGCGAATCGTACGAAGTAAAAATGGGGCGGTGGTTGGTGGTGGCGGCGTTGGTGGCTGGTGGTGGCGGATGCGCCGCAGTGGTGGTGGAATGCCAAGACGAAGAGTCGAAGGGATCCGAGTCGTGTGTCGGGAATGGAGAAAGCGAGCAGAATTCGGCAGAGACGCCGCCTGCCGAGGAATGCCTCTACGAGCAGCCTTGGAACCTATGCCAGCAGCCCGAACGAGACTGCTGGCCGAAGCGCGAGAAGGCATGTGCGCACGGGGAGACCGGATATTTGTGTGGATACCCGGTCGACCCGCCTAAGCACTGCAATGTGTTCTTTATTGAAACGCCGTCTACAGGCGTGCCGAATCCGATCTGGTGCTGCAACTGATCGGTTCGTCAAAGCAAAGTGATGATGCAACGGTCGGGGCGCATAAACCCGGCCGTTGCTTTCTACGGGAGAACTTACAATGACGCTGAATGAGCACGAAGGCAAGCTTCGCGTGCTTGGGTACGACCCTGGCAAGGTTCACCGATGGGCCGCGTGCCTGGACTTCTCGCCGCAACAGCTCCCGGAGTGGTCCGGAGGCATCGCGATCGGTCCAGAACGCAAAGACGTCGTGGTGGCGATTGAGGCGGCATTCGCGGGCATCGAGCGCGAACGGTGCGTGGTGGCTGTCGAAACGCCAGAAGGGATCCCGTTTGGCGAGACGACGCAAGAAATCTTGGCTCGAGGCAGGGACGTGAACGCGACTTGTCTCGCGGCAGAACGCTTTGCGTCGATCGCGTGGGCGCTCGGATATCGTGTCGAGCAGCTATCGGCGCACGAAGTTCGAGGCGGTCGCGTGGCGAATGGCCGGCTGGTATTCCCAGGCTTGTGCCTTGACAAATCCGCAACGGATCCAGAAGTCACGGCGGCGCTCGAGGGGAACATTCGAATCGTTGGGCGGTGCAATGTCCACGGGCGCGACGCAGCAGCGGCGGGATTTGTGATCGGGTCGTGGATCCTTGGGCGGAAAATCCGGTATGGCGCCGAGTTGTTCCGAGCGAAGGCGATCCAAAAATCGAAAGCCGCAACAAAAACGAATCGTACGAAGAACATCGGCAACGGCGGGACGCTCGCGAATATCCCGGAAAGTCTCGCGAAAGCCATGCGAGAGCAAGGGCACGGCAATCTTTTGGCCAAAGGTGTGCGGGTGCGGTGATGGCGCGTCGCGATAGGGCTCCAATTGGGTGCGAGACATTGTGCAAACAATGCGATCGGTGTAAGCCGCTAATGTGGGCGATCGAGAAGTGGATCGGCGGATCGAGCACGCCGAGAATGCGCGAAGAACTGAATGCTCAGTCATTTGCGCTGGTGGGTGATCACTACACCGGAATCAATGTCTTGACTCACGTCCCGTGGTTGGCCGATTTGATCGCTCGAAGACTCGAACGGCATTGGTGCGTTTCGCTCGAACAGATCGCTGGTGATGACTTTCGGATGGTCGTGAGGGAAAGGTATGGCGCTGGTCTCGGCGAATTCGTGTTTCGATTGTCTGGAGATTCAATGTACGCGACACGGTATTTGCTGCATGCTGTTCTATCGATTCCGCCGGATGTCTTTGGGATGGTGGCGAAGTCGTTTTCTACGTTGGTGAAACAAGAGGTAACAAGATGAGCAGAACAAGTAGTGTGGGCGTTCGACAAGCCGCCGAGGTGAAATATCTACGCGTCCGTTGCGGTGTCCGATATTGGGAAGATGCGATCGTTAATGGCGAGCAAGACGATGACGGTTCACGTATTCCGTGCCGAGAGGGAACGGCAGCCGATAACGATCACCTCGGCGGTGGGAATTGGCGTCCGACGATCGTCTTGGAAACTGGGACGATCGAGGATTGGCCCAAAGGTACGAGGGCCCAAATTCATTACAAGGTTTGCGACGATGGCGACTACGAGCTGCTCGATGAGGCTCGTAACGTCGTGAAGGCATTGATTAGGGAATACGTGCCAACGATGATGTCCCCCGGCGATGATGGATATGGCGATTACGTCATCATGAACATCAATGCCAGTGGCGTGATCGAGAATTGGCAAGTCGATCTGTCGGAATTCGAGAATAGAGGAAGCGGAACATGATTACAGTCACGATCGAAGAAGTTCGCACGATTCACCCAAACGAGGCAACGCCTGAAGCGCTCGATGCATTGGAGCAAAGGATCTTGGCGGAACGCCGCACGGGCAAGGTGACGTGCGCGGTTCGGCAATGGCAGCACGGCGACACGTACACGTACGTCGAGATCCACGACACGGCGTCGCAACACCGGCAGGCTTCAGAAGTGGAACGTGTGAGAAAAGAAACGCTTGTGCGCGTCGAGAAAAAAGTACGAGCACAAGAAAAAGCCGCTTGACATCGAAAAACGTGCGGAATTATCAAGGTTTTACCATGAACGAAGCAAAGACAAACCAGTGGGTTGGCGCATGGCTCGAGGCGCCGATCTGCCCAAACTCGATCGAGACGATGTGCAAGGCGATGCTGTTCCCGTACCCAAACGAGGCACGTGCGCTGCTCGTGCAATATCCGCCGGGCACGGTGGTCTCGTGCGACTGCGGAAAGGGCGAGTGCACTGGCAGACCGAGGGTCGTGGTTGATGTTGTCCCCGGCCCGTTCGGGCGTCCTTTGCTTATCGCTGCCGATGGTCCGGGCGGCGCACGTGTGGCGTTTATGCCGAGCGAACACACGAAGACGCTTGGATACAAGCGGACCATGACGCCGTTGGTTGCCATGGCCATGTTCGGCGCACGCGGCATCGCGTAAACAGCTACGAAACGAGACCAGAAAGAAAAGTTCTAAAGACTTGAACTTTTCTCTTGCACGGTGCACTGGACGGATGCATCATTCGGGTATGCAAATCGAGCTGCATACGACCCACCTCGGACAAGTTACCCAAGGAGTTGGCCAATGATGCCCTCATTCCATGGTTCGGCCATCGATGCGGCGAATGCCGGATACGCGCCCCGACCTTGCGCCCATTGCGGCAACTGGACGTGGGTCAAACACGATCAAACTGAGCGCGTGTTCTGCTCGCGCAAGCAATGCGAACACACGGAAGGCGAATCGAGTGCAGGTGCAGCGCGAGCACTCATGCTGCTTTTCAGTCTTGCCATTGTGGTAAAACAATAGAACGGAACGAGGTGGATCGTGGGCAGACAAGTTTTGAGCTTGATGTACGGAGCGAAACGACGCAAATCAGATACGGTTTTGTTTGGGGACGATAGCGTTGAATTGGAAGAATTCTGCCGAGAATTCAATGGCGAGGATCCGCAGTGGTGCGAAGGCAGCGCAGTGTTGGGGTATTTGGTGATCTCGGATCTGGAAGATTCGGACGTGGACTTGCCTATCGGGATCAACGAACTCGACAAGCCTGAATTCGCGGGGGCTTCAAAAAGTATGTGGGCTTCGTTCGATGCATACTCCGGAGGGAAGGGCGTTTTTCTCGACGCCGCGCAGTTCTACCTGGTGCGCACCGAAATCAGATAACGACGCACCGCGCGCTCGTGTAATGGCCTCGGCTGCATGCGGACAACCGCATCGCCGGGGCATTGCCGATCGAGAGGTGCAGCTTATGACCTTCAAGGTTTTCTTCAAAAGTCAAATCGCGGCTGAAAACGGCGAACCTCACGTGTATGCGCCAGATGGCGAAGCGCACGAATGCAGTCGAGAGACGGCGCTCGCAAGGTTTCACACGTTGCTGGAATCAGGGAAGCATGGCTTGATCGTCTCTGGTCTACCGATCGCGCACGTGTGGATCGAGGACACGAGCAAGCGCAGTGCGAAGGGCAAGGGGCTGAACAGCCAAATTATGCTTTCGCAATACATCGGAGACGATTTTGCGGTTGGGCCTTGGTCAGAAAATGCCCCGCAAGACGAGGAAGAGACGAGCCCGGAGACGATGCCGGTTGTCGGGTACGTTGTGAAGATGTTCGACGCATTGCGCGAATTCATGATCGTGGTGACGCTCGTGCTTGCTGCAATACTTCTAAATGGCGCGGCGTCGCTTTGGTTTTCCGGTTTGGCGATAGCGTTGCTGGCGGTGTGTGTAGCGCTGTTCAGCGTTCGCCGAAAGCGACTAGCCGTCGCGATCGTTAAAGATTCGGAGATGTACGAAATGGCATCGGAACAGATCGGAGAGGTGGCCGATTTGTTGCGCGAAAAGAACAAGGCGCTCCGAGAAGAGCAAGCCAAGATCCTCGAAGTGCGGGACGACAAGCCGAAGCGTTCCAAGAATCAGTTGAATTGATTGGGCATGACGCATCGAGTGATCGGACGGACGCCGATCACTTGATGCTGTCGCAGAAAGGTCGAGACATGTATTGGGAACTTTATTTCGATGACCGAACACAAGCGGGCTGTTTGCTCGCTGGTGCGCCCGAAAGTCTGCGCAATGCTGTTGCCCGTGACGATCGGGTACTCTGCACGCCGTACGAGCTTTTGATGGCATTCGTGTGTGCGGTCTATCTCGCGGAGCGTAGGCGGATCTTGACCCCCAAACGGATCGGCAAAGCAGAGGGCGATGTCCAAAAATACCTCGGTTTGGATGGGCCGATCATTCCGATCTACGACACGATCACGATTCGCCAATACGACGGAAAGAATGACCGTACAATCGTCGCGCAGCGAGACGTGCTCGTCGGCGAGTCTGTTATTTGCGAGAAGTGCCCAGAATACGTTTGTTATTGCAAGTGAGCAAACGAATCGTACGAAGGAAACGAGGAAAGCATGCGACAGCCGGAAGACTCGAGGAAACATGTTTTGCAGGTGATGGCGGCGGGGGCGGGAAGCTGCAAGCTTTGCCGTCTCCATGAAAAGCGCACGCGTGTCGTGTTCGCGAGCGGGGATCCGTATGCGGAACTCGTGTTCATCGGGGAAGGTCCCGGCGCGGACGAAGACGCGAGCGGAGAGCCGTTTGTCGGTGCGTCTGGACGATTGCTGAATAAGATGATCGAGGCAATGGGATACCAGCGATCCGAAGTCTACGTATGCAACGTCGTGAAATGCCGGCCTCCGGAAAACCGAAAGCCTGCGCCGAACGAAGTGGACGCGTGCAAGCCGTACCTGATTTCCCAGCTCGAGCACGTCAAGCCGAAGGTGATCGTTGCACTAGGTCAGACGGCGGGCGAAGTGCTCGTGCCGAAGCTGTTCTCGAAGTTCGGGGACGTGCGCGGGAAAGTGTTCGATCTGCCGAGTGGGGCAAAGCTGATCCCGACGTTTCACCCGGCATATTGCCTTCGGGTTCCGAAGTCCAAGGCGACGGTGTGGGAAGATCTCAAGATTGCATGCGGAATCTTGGGCAAGACGCCGATCAACATGGGATCGGGTCGGGCGCAGGCAACGAACTAGCGCACTGCGTTGGATGGTGTATACGTGGCGGCATGCTCGTCAAATCGTTCAAAAAGTACGCGGACACGCTCGCCGTCGAAGTGTTCGCGGTCATCGTTGGGCTTTGGGCCATTCCGGGCGGGAAGACGGCCGCCCTGCTTCTCGCTGGAATGGCGCTACGGTTCGCCTTGCTCGTGTGCATCCGTCACGTGGTCAGCTCGGCGGGAAGCGGCAGCGGAGAAGGCGGGCATGGCCCGGCAACCGCGAAGAGCACCGAGCCCCGAAGCCTACTGCGCGAAGAGTAGAACACGCGCGAACGTCCTGCCCAACATCGGGGCGGGCGAATGAATAGAATCCAGAATGACAAGCCGTGACACGTCACCGCACGCCACCAGATCAGCCACCAAAAAAGTTTTAACGTCTTGAACTTTTCGCTTGCGAAGTGGTGGGTGGTGGTGTATTCAGTGAAGCGGTGGACGGTCGAGGTTCGTTAGAGACAAACGAGTCACCGTCAAGGGCGGCTTTCTTTGACCCGCTACGCATCGAGCGGATCTCGATATTGAGGTGAGGATGTCGACACGACAGCCCAAATGCGGCATTTGCAAGCAAGAAAGACGCGTCGAAATAGACGCGGCGCTTTCTGTCAAACACATGATCGCCGAAGTCGCACGGCGCTTCGAAGTGGCGGAATCACCACTTCGCCGGCATCGAGATCAAGGCCACCACCTTCCGGGCGCACCAGCTTCCGCGGATTCAGAGCAGCCACCAGCCACCAGCCACCAGCCACCGGCACAAGTGGCGGACGCTCCGGGATCTGGTGGTGGCGGCGATAGCGATGGTGAACAGGAAACGCACGAAGAGCAGCCGGACGAAGAAGAAGACGAGGAAGAACAAGCGGCAGAGCCATCAGAACCGCCACCGGCGGCGTGGATCGCTCCACAGCTTCGACTCGCGCCGGCAAACGAGGGCAACGATAGCGCGGCGGCAAGGAACTATCTTCAGGCCAATACGCTCGATGCTGCCTTGGGCCGCGCGCAAATGGCGGTGGAAACAATTCGAAAAACCGAGCCGGCCGTGGCGGCGGACGGACGGAAATACAAAACGGCACGCACGACGGACATCATTCGGGCCGGTCGTGCAGCGTTGCTCGCCGAGGGGATCGTTTTGACGCAGGTCAGCCAAACCGTGAAAATCGTCAGTCGAACGCCGGTACTGACGTTGCTGTACTTGCTTCGATACGTCAGGACGAACCCGGCGCAATTGGAATACATCGAGACGGATATGATAATACCGAGCGACAAATCGCAGGATTATCATTTTCGTACAAGCAGTGCGTCGACGTACGCATTGCGACTAACGTACAAAAGAATTCTTCAGATCGAAGAACAAGAGGACGACAGAGACGTGTTATTGCCGTCGATACCCGCGAGCGAACCGGATCCTTGGGGGCTCATGCCAGACACGCCCATTTCAGATGAGGCGCGAGAGGAGCACGAACAAAGACTTCGTGATGCGCATGTTGGCCCGGTGCTTCCGCCGGGGACCGACGCTCTGGTCAAAAAGCATCAAAAAGATGCACGTGGGCGCGAATTCGCCCAACGGAACATTCGCAAAAAAGAGGCAGCGGCGGCAAGTTCGCGAGGAACCGAGGACATTTCGGAGTGAATACGAATATGGATGCGTCATTGAATACGTGCAAAAAATGCGGCTTAGATGGTCATGTGCAAAAAGACTGCGAAGAGAAGCGACTTTCTAAAATATGGCCAGGTCAGTTCGTTTTCCGTGGCAAGATTCGGACGCCAGACGGTGGGACCATAGGGCTTGAAATGCCACTTGGAATTCTTGGACGTGCTATTTGTGCAGAACTCGTCTTGATCTGCGCGAAAGGCGGCGAAATAATCGATTCGTCGAAGGTCGTGCTGCTCGGGCGACTGCGGGCGATTGGCCAAAGAATCGTCGATCAGGACAACCAATCCACGCATAACCCGATCTTTTTGGTGCAGGAGTCACGTGTCGAACGCGGAAAGGAGCGGTGGAAGTTCGTCACAGCATGTTTTACCGAGTCGGCTTGCGAAGACTTCATCCGAGAGAACTCGCACAACTTTAAGAAACTGCGGGTGTACGTAGCGAGCGGTGCCGGAAATCGCGAATGGGCGCTCGTGCGTGAACTTTTGCAAGATATGGCCATCGCGAAGCGACCATGAGCACCAAAGAAGTTCCGATCCCGAAGTTCGTTATCGAATGCCCGCGGTGCCTGACGCTTCAGCCATGGCGCGCGGCGAAGTGGGGCGCGGTCCCGGTGGATCGGGTCATCGCGCACAAGTGTCCTCACGGCAAAGTGTGCGTCGAAGAATGCCCGCACGGGCGTCGCCTGCACGAGTTCAAGATATGAGGGACCGCGGACGAGCCGATCGTGCTCGGATGCGAGAATGGGCCGCCCTGCTTGCCGAGTGCCGACAAGTGCATGGAGTGCGCCGATCGGCGAAGTGCCAGGGCTGCCGAGGAACGGGCCGCCTACAATAAGACACGCGCAACGGAGAGCGCCGAAGACAAGGTCGATTACCTGCATCGATTCCTGAACAAGTGCGTGGTATGCGCCGAAGTGAAGCAGCAAGGCGGATCAGGTTGCCCAAGGCAACGGTTCGCCGGCAGCAAGGAACGCGTTCTGAAATTGCCCGATGAAGGCAGATGCATGTGGTCAACGCTCGAGCAAGTTCCGCCGTGGTGCGCTGGTGCGACGCCTGCCGATGTTGCCACGTTCGTGAACCACATTCCATCAGAACAGCGAGACAAGGCGCTGGAAGATGCGCGTAAACGCGAGCACATGCGTGCCGATCAAGTCGGCAGACGAAAGTCTCGCGCCCCGTGAAGCATAGGCAACGGAGAAAAGTTCAAGTCTTTGAAACTTTTCTCTAGACATTACGTCGGTTACATGGCAGCGTTCGAGACCAACGGAGGATCCAAGATGTCTTTCATTCACAAATACCTGGACAAGTCGCGCCGTAAAACGTTCGAGTATGAGCGTGCGGCGAACTTTCTTTTGGAGTTCGTTTTGCTCGTCGTAGGCGCGCTGCCGATCGTGACGAGCGTCCGATCCGGTTTGGCCTATGGCCTGGTCGCAGTGCTTCGCCTCTACGAGACCGAACTTCGCCGGGAAGATGCCTCGGTGGCGGGTCGGCACGCGGAACGTGGTGGCGTGCTCCCGTTGCCATCGGAAAAAGTTGCAAGGGCGGAACAACGGACGAAGACGCTCGCGCTGGTGACGTGGATCTGGCCGGGGTTGGCGGCGCTCGTGCAGGCCGCGGAGAGCAAGCTGTTTGGCGTCGTGCTCTTGGTATCCGTTGGGACGACGCTCGTGCGTGTCGCATGGGGGCGCGTCCTTATGCCGGCGTGGCGCAAGTCGCGCGTCGAATGGAAAACCGTCCGAGAAGCGGAGAAACCGAAGCAACGCGCCGAGTCGTTGATTGCAACGATCCAGCTACTTGGCGATTCTCCGAAAGATATCGCGAATGACCTTCGATACCTTGCCGATCGCATTCAGGCGCAAGGAACCTACGAGCAGCACGACGACGACAACATGATCGTCCACGTGCGAGAATGGCCAAGAAGTGGTGGCGAAGCGCCGATCGATGCTGGAAAATATTGGGCAGTCGGCTGTTCAGAATCATTCCCAGGTGAACAACTAGCGTTTTTCGCGGACAAGGAAATGGCCGAACGAATGGCCAGCGGCAAATCTGTTTTCGACGAAGAAGATGGTCCGCCTAACGATATGTGCGTGACTCGGGCGCGGATGGTCGGGACCATTTGGAACAGCTACGATCCGGATCCCGAAGAGGTTCATCCGGCATTCAGTGAAAGGGCAAAATCGTGAAAAGATCAATTCGATGTCTCGTGTCTGTTGCGGCGGTTAGCGTCGTCTTCGTTCCGGCGTGCGCGCCGGTGGCCACGACCAACACGGCCTTGACCATTGCAAAGCCGCCGCCGTCGCAAACCCCTTCGCCACCACTTCCCCCGCCTCCGCCACCACCTCCGCCGTCGACGGGGCAGTGATGATGAACGAGGCGCTTTTATACATCGTGACGGGACTCATGAGCATCACGGCGCTTTTTGCCGCGCGGCATTCGTGGATCGTGACGTTGGCGATCGCGTGTCCCGTGATGGCAAACTTTTACGTGATGCACACCCACATTGAGCTTGCGGTGGATCACCCTGCACGCGCGATCGTGCCGATTCTTTCGGCAATCTTGGGTTTCTCGAAGCTCTTCGCCGAGGCGTATCGAGGCCGGCGTTCGTCGCGTCCTGCGTTGCTCGGTTTGGTTGTCTTCGTATCTGGGGTTTTGGATGTGCTGGCCTTGCCTGCTTCGGCGGCGATCAATGAATGGATCGTGTCGCCATTGCAGTACATCGCGTGCGCGCTTCTGATCTGTTGTTCGTTGCTGCCTGAATGGAGGTTCCGATGGTTCTCTTTGGCGCTTGCGTGATCTTCTTGTTGATTGGTATCGGGCTCGCGTACGCCGCTCTCTGGGCCGTGAAGCTTCGGCCGATGGAGGCGGAACTAAAAGAGGCGCGGCAGGACGCCAAGGATGCAAAACAGGACGTGCAGACGCTCCGCGAGCTATTCGAAGCCGCACCGATCGCGCCGGCGCTCGCTCTTCGAGTGGATCGCCTGGACGCGTTCATGCGCCCGAACAATGGCGACATCGCGCCGCGTGTTGCGCAACTCGAGAAGCAAGTGGCGACGGACGCGCGAACCTTTCGATGGCAGTTCGATGTTCATCGAAAGCGTTGCAACCACTTGGACGAACGCCTGATCGAAATGGCAAAGACGGCAGTCTTTGTCGAGCCGCACAGGGCCATGAAAACGCCGATGCGCCCGCCTGCGGCGTGAATCGCGATCGCCGACGCGGGACAGCGTTTCAGCAAAACCGAAGGCGAAGCCTATTCATTCAGCGCCGTTGGCGCGGGCCGTGCGAATGCACGGGACGTGACAACGGCGTGTGCGCAGCTCCCACGCCACATGCAGAAAAAAAAGCATAGCGCGGCTGATTGTGCTTGCATCTGTCCGGACAATCGGGTTTGTCCGCGAGGTTCGTCGAAAGAAACTGTTGTTTTCTGTTGCGTGTCGTGAACGAGCGTGTATAATAGGTTCATGAGTCGACGGTGACTCATCCCGCTCGGGGGTTCCGAGAGCCTCCATAGGAGGAATCGACCCATGGTCGAGTTGACGATTCTCATTCCGATCCAAGGCAATGAAGGGAAGGTTTTTGCGCCTGCTCATCATCAGACTTGGGAACGCTACGTGGTTGAAACGTTCGGCGGGTTCTCGCTGCTTCCTGGTTCTGTCGTTGGCGCATGGGCTGACGGTGGCGTGGTTTTTAATGACCACACAAGGGCGTACGTGATTGCCGTTGACGGTATTCTCGCGATCGCGGACAAGCTCCGCATCGCGGTGCGATACGCCGCGCAGCATTACGAGCAAAGGACCATCTACGTGCGCTATCTCGGCGTTTCGGAGGTGATCTAATGAAACGACGTATTCCTACCGTCAAGGCGACGGGGCGCTGGTTTCACAAGTTCCACGGCACGTATTGGTGCGTCGTGGTCCTTTGTTTCGAGTCGGAAGCGCACGCAAAAGCGGCTTTGCCGCGGTTGCCTGGTTTTCAATTGGCAGACAAGTCGCCTGACGCGCTCGTCACGTCGGCGACAGGAAAGATGACAAGCAAGCTTCTGAGCACGCTAAAGAAGTATCGCGTGGGCGATAAGACGCACGCGATAGACGGGCTGCCTTTCTCCATAGATTGCGGTCCAGACTTCGAGCTAGCGGTGCCGGTGGAAGCGGTGCCAGTGGCATCGCCGACGACGGCATAAGCAAGGAATGAGCAACTAGGGCCTCATGGCGGATACGCCGCCGGGGGCCCTGTTGCGCAAGCAAGAGGGCCTACGGTGGTGTGCCGCCATGAGGCCCTAGTTGTGGATGACGTAAAATGAAAAAGTATCTGACGATTTCAGGCGAGACGATCGAATGCAACCCGGCGACGGCAGAGCTCGCCGCATTCGTGGATCGGGTTCGTGCTGCGTCCGAGGATCCCGGCGTGCTTGTGGTGCAGATCGAGGCGCTTGTGTACGGCCTCGAAAATCCGCTGCTCGCGAAGGATATCTTGCCGGGACGCGCAGTGGTCACGGTGGCGACGTACGCCAATCCGTGCTTCCTCGTGATGCTGGACATGATCGGGCGCAAGCGCGCGGCAACGGGCCATCTGGACCTTGCGGCAGTTCGAGCACGGCACACGATGACCGTCTCGCAAGCGGCGAAGCTGCTCGACATCACCGAGGGTGCCGTACGGCAGGCGATCCATTCGGGCCGGCTTTCTTCTTGGCGCGAGGCAGGTATCTACTATTTGGATCCGGTGGTGGTCACGGCGTACCGCGTCTCGCGCCGGGGCCCGCCACCAGCGGCAGCTCCGCTCGAGGTTCGTTGTGGCGCCGAGGAAGGCGTCACGTTCAAGGTCAAGACGCCGGTCGAGTTATCGGGGCGCACGAAGTCCAAAAACGTCGTGACGGGCTTGGCAGAGGGCTGGAAACGAATCGCCGTGCTCGCTTCGAAAGGCGACTCGGCGCGGCTCTTCGTGCTTGAGCCGGCGAAGGGCTCGAACCTGGTCACGTTTGGCAGTTTCTTCGTACGAGGAAAGTTCGACATCGTCGTGACGGAGAACAACGCTGCACGGGCGCGCGAAGCTTTCAAGAAGTTCTCTGCCACGTGAAAAGCCTTGTTTCGTAGCGTTCTAAAAAAGTTCTAAAGACTTGAACTTTTTTGCTTGACGGGTGAAACGTCAAGATGTAATCTCCCGGCATGTCGAACGCAATCTCGTACCACGGCACGAACATCACCGAAGACAAACTCGTTTCCGACGCAACGCTTGCGCGCTTTCGCGCGAACGGCACTGCGTGGGCCTACGAACTCGCGGAAGCGGTGGTGCTTCAGTGCCGGTATTTCGGTCTGACCAACGGTATGCAATTGCCGATGGGCATTGCGGCTGCCTGGTACAACGAAATCCTGACGTGGTCCGAGAGCGTTGCGGCCGATGTGCGATCGTGGCGCGAGCGGTGTCCCCGGCCGGGCACCAAGGTGCAAACGCCCGAAGCAGTTGAGGCGCTGCTGAAGCAGGCGCACAAGCTTCTGGTTTTCTGACAATGAGGCCCGTGGGTACGGTTTCCTGAGAGGGTAGGGCGTGTTCCCTGCCTTCCGCTACCCGGTTCGATTCCGGGACGGGTCGCCGATCTCATTCATGAGTACAAGACGAACAAACGGCGGCAAACAATGAGTGAAGTTCCGGAAGGGTTGACGACAAAATCATGCATTGCGTTTTTGCTCGATAGTGCCGAAGACGAAGAGCGGAAGGCGAAAGCCGGGGCGTCGCGCGTACTTTGGCACGAGCGTAATGGCGGATATCATAATTCGGGGCTTGCACATTCGATTATCATTGGACACCACACGCAATTCGCGCGTGCGCTTCGCAATACGGTAGAACATCTAGAAAGGTCCACGAACCATGAGCACGATACACCAGGCCGAAATCATCCGTGCAGCAGCTCATAGGCTGCTCGATGCGCACATGGAAGTGCAGGCAGCGTTCAAGGCCGATTGCGATCGCGCCGATCGATACGATCGCGACTCGCCGAACCTGAACAAATCGATCCGTCTCGAGGCTGCGGTTGACTCGTTGGTGTACACACATGCAGCGGTGGTCAACGGGCGTGATGCATTGGCAACATTGCGCGCGTACATCGCGCGAGAAAACGAGCCGCATTGCCTTCCGGTTAGTGCTGCGTCGCTGTTGCAGGAGGTCGTGGACGAAATCACGGCAGGTGTGCAGGCGCCGGAAAAGGACACGCACGATGCCATGTCACCGGTTTAGCGCGCCAAACGTGGACCTATTCGTGTGCGGATCAAGCCGCAGTGAATGCCACGCGTGCAAATCGACCGCGCGGGCATCGTGCCAATTCGGAGAATGCGGCAAACCATTGTGCGACACGCACATGCGCAAAGTCGGCAATGAATCGCGGTGCGCGCAGCATGCACCGATGACAATCAACAAAAGCATGCCAAAGCCGCCAGCTCGGCGGTTAGATGCAGAAGAGGACGGCCAACCGTGAACGTAATCGTTCCGATGTACGTTTGGATCGATGGTAATTTGGAGCGAATCAAAGAGGACTCGCACCATTTCGTGGTTCCTGCCGAAGTGGCCAGAATCGGATTCGATTCTGGCGATATCTTGTTCATGCGTGGTTTTACCGAACAGAAGCTCGAGGCCGTCAGGGTTGGCCGCTCGTTCTCGCTGAAGCCGAGGGAACGACGCTCGCAAGCTCGATCTCGTACCCGTGGACGGCGCGGCTCGAGGCGCATCGGGTACAAATACGAATTCAGGTGCGTGATCCACATGTTGGACACGAGCAAAAAGAGCGCAGCCATCGTCGTGCTGGCGAAGCAAATCGTCGACCCGATCGCGGAAGCGTTCGGGAAAGACGCACAACAAAGGCACTGGCCAGACGGATGGAGTGCGCTTTACACGCACGCCGAGAACCGCGAGCTTTTGGGGATCCGGCAACGCTTCGACCAATTCAAGGCGGAAGCAGGATCCCAGAACAAGGTGCACAGATGAATCGACCGACAAGGTCAGAGTTTGCCAAGGCAAGAGCAGCCCTGCAAATGTTTCTCGCGGAGAATCCAGCGCATGAGCTTGCGCCGATTCTTGCCGTGTTGCTTCGGGCAACAGCGCCATTCACGAAGGATGAAACCATTTCGGTGATGGTGGAACACGCGAACAAGGCTGGTGATTGGAAAGGTACAGACAGCGATATCGAAAGTGCAACCAGGGCTTTGTCGATCGATACGTCTGTTGGCCGAAGCGGATGGCAGGACATGATATGGGCGCAGTGGAAAACCCTCACGCACTTCTTCGGGGGCGTGGAATGAAAGACAAGATTCATTTCAAGGCATCCGAGGGCCCGTGCGAGATCCATGAGTGGCCGGATGATGGTCTGCCCGAACGGCTCGTGACGGCGATGCGAGAGCGCCACGGCAAGGGCGGGATCAACTGCTGCACGCCATGCATTGAGCGCGCACACCGCATCACGAGAGCAAGCCGTTTCATTGGTTTCAGCGAGGACAAGGTGTCCTCTCAGAGCGGACAAGGTGTCCGGTTCAGGTTCACGGGACCGACCTAGAAAAAAAGTTCAAGTCTTTAGAACTTTTCTCTTGCACTCTCGTCTGAGAGGGTGTAGATATAGGAAGTCATCGGCGCGCGACGCCATAGGAGATCCGACCATGAGCAATCCCAAGTCGACCATTCAGTCACTCTCATCGCAAATCGTGGCGCTTGCCAAGCAAGAGCGCGACATCCTCGAAGGCATCGAGGTTGTTTTGCAAGCCCATTACGGCGTTGACCGCTTGAAGCAAATCAAGGCGAACTTGGCCCAATCCGCCAAAGAGCGGAAAGGACTCGAAGAAAAGTTGAAGGAAGCCGCGCGTGCCAAGGCAGAAGTGGGCGAGAACGTCATCGTCTTCGAGAACGAGTCGATCAAGGTGTCTGTAAGCGGAACCAAGCCGAAGATTTCGTATAACTCGGAAATGGCGCTGGAGAAATGGCCCGAAGAATTGGCCGATGATGTGCTGACGTACAGCGTCGATGCCGAGCGATTGCAGCACCGTATCGAGCTTGGATTGCCCGCCGAGACCTTGGCTCTGGTCATGGCGGCCCGAATCGAAGAAGAGCAAACGGCGAAGGTCAAGATCGAATTGATCGTGGCGGAAGCTGCTGCGCCCGCATCGGACGTCGCCCCCATCATTCCTATTCGCCGCAAGACGGCCTGAAATGACCTGCAAAGATCGCTGCTTCGTCGAAGGCGACGGCACCGAACACACGTCGGCCGTCGCCTTCGGGCGTTTATACCTTGTCTTTGGGTGCATAACGTCTGCGCACTTCGCGATCGTCGCCGATGCGCATACGGGGCACCTCGAAGACTACGCGCGTGATGACGCGGAAGCTGCTGCAAAAACGGACCCCGTGAAGTTTCCGGGCTTGGCCGTGCGCGGCGCAATGCTTCGATCTGTCGCGGCAGATGCCACCGAGGAAGTTCTCGATCCATCTGGCGAGCATCACTCGCGCCCCGAAGTGGTCTTTCGCCGGCAAGCTCCGGGCGCGTCGTGCTGCATTGATCCCGATTGCGATCTAAGCGGCGGGTATGCCCACGTAGGCCCGTGCGAGCCGTGCTCTTGCCCGATGCACCATGCATCGTGGGAATGCCCATTGCGGCCCGGATGCTACGAACTGACGTACCGTCTTTTCTACGGCGTATCGGGTACAAAGGTGCACGTGGTTCGTGCGCAAATCGAAAGAATCGAGCGGGCGTTTGGCAAGGTGCAGTGGACCGTATCAAAAACATGGTCGTGCGCAGTAGCTTGGTTCAAAGGCGATCCGGTGGCGTTCACAATGGGCTGTCGAAAAGACAAGCCTGAAGTCGAAGAACTCAATGCCATCAATTCGATCGGTGAGGGGTGAATGTAATGGCCAAAGTAACCGCGGAAAGCCTGCTCATTCTCGCCGAAGCGATCGAAGGACTCGTGCATTGGCTCGAGGTCGATCCGAGCACGTACGATGCGGACGCGCTCGGTAGAAGGCTCGAAGCTATGGGAGTGCTCACGTCGGACAAGTGGGAGCCTCCGCAGTGGATCAAAGATGCAGCAGAACGAGCACACGAAGGGTTCGATCGGGTTGGGCCTGAATCGACGAAAGAGACAAACATCGACCTCGCGCAAGTCCGCTACTTGCTCGGCATAATGCGAAGTCAAGCAAAATCGACACAAGAAAACGAGGCGCAACGATGACCAGGAAGCTCCTGATTTTTGACGCTGACGCAACGCTCCGAAGGTGCACCGTTCCGGATCAAGGTTGTCCAAACGGCAATGGAGAATGGGAGATCATCCCGTGGGCGAAAGACGCCCTTGCGGCAGTGGACTGGAGAGATACGCGGTTTGGCATTGCGAGCAATCAGGCTGGCATAGCAAAAGGATGTCTTTCGAGCATGACGGCGTGGCGAATGCTGCTCGAATGCGCGCAAGAGGTGCTGCCGCCACACGCATACGAAAACGTCGAACATCGCGCAATCTGGTATTGCCCACACGACCCGGCAGAAAATTGCAAATGTCGCAAGCCTGCCCCGGCGATGCTCTTGGCCATCATGGAGAACTATGGGATCGGCCCGAACGAGACAACGTTTGTCGGGGATCTCGATACGGATCGGCTTGCTGCGGAAGCCGCCGGCATCAATTTTCAATGGGCATGGGATTTCTGCGGAAAGACCAAGCACGAGTGGACGACATGGTTGCTTCAGCGGGTGCAAGCGAACATCGGCCCGGCGTGGGTTCCAGTGGACGACGGAAGCTCCGACTTGCTCATGATGCGGTTCGACCTTGGCATTTGTCCGCGTTGCCGTGACGGAAGACTGCGTCCGCGCATTTGTGCGGATGGTTCGGCTTTTTTCGCGGAGCAATGCGACACGTGTCGCGGGAAGTGGTGGTTTCACGTTCCGTATGAAGCACCAATGAAATATGTGCCTCCTCGCGCACAGCGACCGGACGCAGTAAAAGTTTCAACGTCTTGAACTTTTTTCTTGCGTACGAAGGAAACTTCGACTAGAACCGTCCGTATGGCTTCAGCCACCACGAAGACGGAATCACCCACCACATCCGCCACCACCACAAGCCGTGAACCGACGCGTGAACAATTCACCGCGTTATGGTCGCAGTTTCGCTTTTTTAACGCGAAGCTATTCGACGGCGAACTTCCGCACATCATGCTCAATATGAGCAGGCACGCGAAGAGCTACGGGTTTTTCGCGCCGGAGCGTTGGAATCTCGGTGGAACAACCGAGGAACAAGGCAAAGACGCCACGATGAAAACGCACGAGATCAGCCTGAATCCGGACCACTTTGGGCGTGATGCGCGGGCGGTAGCTTCGACGCTGGTGCACGAAATGGTGCACCTTTGGCAAGAAGTGCTGGGAAAGAAGAAAGGATCGAGGGGTTACCACAACAAAGAATGGGGAACGAAGATGGAGACGATTGGGCTCATGCCGTCGTCTACGGGCGCACCGGGCGGCCGTCGAACGGGCAAAAACATGACCCACTACGTTCTCGATGGAGGCGCATTCGCACGGGCTTGGAATGAAATGCCGGACGAATTCAAGATGCCTTGGCGCTCCGGGATTGGGCTTCTAGGCGATGCCTCAGCGCCGAAACCGAAAAAAGACCCGAGCAAGATGAAGCACACGTGCGGGTGTGGGAAAAACATCTGGTGCAAAAAGGGCATCAAAGCCTCGTGCGATGAATGCGCGGGTGAGTTCAAGATGCAGGACGACGAAGACGATGACGATAATGGGGGCGGCGATGAAAAGCGTGTTGTTGGTTTTGGCGGTGCTACTCGTGTCACGATCAGTGTCGGCGGACGATTGGGTGCCGCCTAAGTATTGGGTTTGCAGGTCGGCGCTTTATTGGAGCGCGGTTTGGAAAAACGGCACGCGATCCGAAAAGTGGCACGCGACGCCAGAAGTGGGCGGAGTGCCAGGCGATTCGGACACCTCGGCGCTCGTGTTTGCGCATGAGGTCCACAAGATCCATTTGCAACGGTTCGATCTCGCGGGGGCGAAATCGCGCAATTACTCGAACATGACGGGCGCATGCTGGAATGAATCGAAGCCGGCAAAGCCGCTCGGATGGCCAAACCATATTCCTTGGTGATTGGAAATATGGGAGCAACCAGGCTTTGTCGCGTCAGGCACCGAGGCAAACCTTTCTCAAAGGTCCGCATGAAAAATGGTGCGCGTGTGCGAGGTGCGTCGTTCGCCATCTTGGGCCGCGTCATGGCGAAACGGCTTTATGCGGTGCGGAAAGGGACAAGTTCAACGATGTGCTTGGACTTTCGACCTATCGACCAGAAGCTACGTCATGCATGACTTGTTATGTGCTGGCGGTCCCAGGTGGATCCACCGAAGGCCAATTTGAAGGGTACTGAGCATGAGCCAACAAAAAGACCGGCTCGCGTATGCGCGGGCAAACCTCGATCTAGATGCAGGCCGTCGCGTGCTGCAATGCCACGGCGAAGGATGCACAATCCGCGAGAAGTGGTCGGATGCAGCTCGAGCCGTGACCCTCGGATGGTCGCATGAGGATCGGGTGGTCTCGGGTCGAAGGATCCGATTCTGGTATTGCCAGACGTGCAAGAAGCCGGAAGCGCTTCTGCCGCTCACGATGCCGCATCCTGTCCAGGACTTGCGGGATAGGAGCGCCGAACTGTTTGGCGGCCGGCGGGTGGTCATCGTTCGCTTTGGCGCGTCCATGACGCAGGTGGCGGTCGTTCTCCAAGAGTACAGCGAGTTCGTTGACGTGGTGGCATGGAGCGCGGGGCCGATGCACTTCCGGCAGCCGAAGACGGTCTCGAAGGACCGGATCATCGGAACGGCGGGCCCGAATGATCGGCGGGTGCGAAACGCTCGAGCGGAGTGGCCAAGCTTCTACGCGAGGGAGCTCGCGCCGAAGAACAAGCGAAAGCGCAAGAGCAAGAAGGCGACAAAGCCCGCGCAAACGGTCGAGAGCATGCTTCCCGACGACATGCGCAACCCATACGATCCATTTGCCGCAGACGCACCCGAGCCTGATCTTACTCGGTTTCGAGGCGTTGGATCGGGTTCGTCGCCGATGCAAACCTTGCCTGACGGCGCGTTCCCGATCGACGCGAAGGACGCCCCGACGTACCCGAACAGACTTCGGGGCGAGCTAGAAAAAAAGTTCTAAAGACTTGAACTTTTCGCTTGCGTTCGGGAAAGCCCTGGTTTATATATAGGGCATGAACACGACGGTGGTTGTCAAGACGAGCGCGGGCGAAGTGGTGGCGGACCTTTCGCAGGTGGTGGCTGTTCGCGACTTCGGCGATGAAAGCGCGCAATGGCGCGGGCCGGTTGGCCTGCTCATCCCCGTGTCGATTGCCGGCTTGTTGGTTCCCGTGGCGCTCGGTGGCGTCGTCGTGTTCTGCGAAGGCAATGCCGATTCTGGCGAATGGCCGGAGCTTTCCGACGCGGATCTCGAAGCCGTCGAAGTTGCGGTGGTAGACGAAATCGGACGATGGGGAACGGCGCGCACGAGTCGAGTCCAGACGCACATCACGATCGGCGAATACCGTGCAGGCGTTGCCGCTCGTTTGGCGGCGTGAACGAAGCGACGAAAGAGGGCCTTGTCATGATCGAATTGAAAGACATCGTTGCGAATCCAGGGCTTGAAGATGCGGCCGTGATTGCTGCCGTAGACGCAGCGCTCGAGGCCGGAATGGATGGCATCGAGCATCGGTATTCGTTTGCCCGTCTCTCGACGGCATCGTTCGGGTATGGGCACAAGGGCAGCCTTGCGGCGTCGCTGCTCACTCTCGACGGCGGGTCGATCGATTCTCCGCGGAGCGTTTTGACGGTGTGGTGGGAACCGGCGGGGACGCGAGTCGTTCGCCATTGATTTACTTTCATACGAGGAACTATGAGCAGCGAAGGTCTTGTCCAAAGGTCCACAGTTCGCGACTTGATCCAAGTCTTTCACAAGGCGTGTGACGATGTCCGCACTGCTGTAGGCATCATCAATGCAGCGCAATTGGCATTGAACGAGCGCTTTAAGCTTGGCGGGCATTCCGGCATCGATATCGTTTTGGAAGGCTACTATCGACGCGGGTTCGATTCTGCTGACGATATCATTGCACGCATGGAGCGTGACGCGTGGAAACATATCGTTGATCGGTTGGAAATTTGGCCGGTCATGAGCGAGACAAAGGCCGAGCAGCTCCGCAAGCTGCTCGATGAAGGCAAGATGCCGGAGCTGAACGAGCAAAGCGTGGCGCAATTAGCGGCGAACTTTATTACGCCGGAAGCACTGCATGCACTTGTCGACGAATTGATCGAGGAAGTGTTCAATTGGCTCCGACCGCGAGCTGATTCGTATATGGCGAAGTACGTGACAAACAAGCAAGAGCTGGTGGGAAACAAGGTCATTCGTCCAAGCATGGTGACTCGATCGTGTCTTCTTGGACGTGGCATGTTTCGCGTGGACTTCGACCATGGAGCATTCGGATCGCAACAACGTCTCAGGACGTTGGAAAATGTGTTCAAGGCTCTTGACGGCAAAGGCGCCGCGGGAAAGCGGTACAATAGCGAGCTGGAGGATGCGATCAACGCGTCTCCGGATGGGACAGGAGAAACCGAATACTTCCGCTTCAAGGCGCACAAAAACGGAAACCTGCACATCGAATTCTTGAGGGCGGATCTGCTTGCCGAATTCAATCGAAGGGCAGGCGGGAAGAACCTGGCCAAGAATGCGGGCGGAAAAGCGAAGGCGGCGTGATGACATCGGACGCACAACGATTGTGGGAAGAGCTTCGGGCCGCTGGGTTTATGATCCAGCCATGGCCCGAAGCTTCAGAAAAAGCAAAAAACGCGATCGCGCTGGTCGCTGTCGCATATAATCACAAGTCGACAGAAGCCCTCACTGCGGAAGGCTTGCGCGAAGTGTTCGCAAAACTTGCTCTCGCCGAAAAGAATTGTGAATTTTTGCGCAAGCATAGCGATGGCCAAAGCAATGATCTTCGATGGGAGCACGAGCGGCTATTGAATGAACTCGATAAAAATCGAGTATGGCAACAGCAGCTTGCCGAAGAAAAGGCAAAGACGGCACGGATGCAGCGCGAGATCGACGCATTGAAGACGCAGGTCAAAGGGGACATCGGCTGCGCTTCGACAACACGGTGCGAAAAGGCGGTAGAAGCCCATGGATAGGTTCAAGGGTCAGAAAAACGTACCGGGGACGGTCTATCTGCTTTGCTTCGAACGTCCTTTGGCGCATGCTCGGCATTACCTCGGATGGGCCTCGGACCTCGATCGACGCCTGAACGAGCATCGCCTCGGACAAGGCGCGAGGCTGCTCGCGGCCCTCATTGCAGCGGGGATCGGATGGTCCGTGACTCGAACGTGGGAAGGCGAATCGAGGATCTTTGAACGGTCGCTGAAGAACAAGAAATGCACACCGCGGATGTGCCCGCGGTGCTCTCCACAAGCATCGAAAGGTGAATCGTACGATGGAAAGTATGCTGGTGAAAAACGGACCCGAAGCAAAGTACGGGGAAAACGAGTTGACCCGGTTGCGGCTTGCGCTTGACGCGTATCAGCTCGAATCGGCGCGACTTGCTCGATTCCCGGACAAGCGTTCGGGGCACTTGATCTTTTTTGGCCTTGTTGGCGAATCTTCCGAGGTCGTCGAAACGCTGCTGTTGCACCCGTGGCAACGACTGAACACCATACAAGAGCTTGGTGATGTATTGTGGTACATCGCGGCAATTTGCGACGAATTGGGTGTGCACATGTCGGCACTCGATACCAATCACAGAATGGCGACAAGCGACTTGCCGTTGGCTCTCGCATTCGGTTGCAAAATCGTCATTCACGCCGGACGCATTGCCGAGCACATGAAGAAGGCGATCCGTGATGATTATGGCGCTCTGACAGAGAATCGTCAAAAGTCGATTGTCGAAGAACTCGGCAAGATTCTCGCTTTTGTTGATTCGATGGCTGACTCCATGGGCATTTCGTTGGAATATGTGATGAACGAGAACCTGAACAAGCTTCGCGCGATATCACAAGCGAATGGCTACGCTGTTGTTTACGTGATGGGATTGGGCAATACGCCGGATGCAGCAGAAATACAAAGGCTGAACGACGGGTTGCCACCAATCACGTTCCAATTGCAAGGATGCCCGTGCGGATCGTGCGTGACTTGCGCGTGCTCCGCATCGCCGGCTGTGGACCAAGACGGCTTGTGTGTCGGGTGCGGCGGCGTCCCGCTCGCGATCGCGCTGCATGATGGCGGGACGCCGCATCCTGGCGTCGAACTCGAGGAAGAAGATCGCGCGAAAGCCGAAGCCATCATTTCCAAACATCTGGACTCGGGAAGGCATTGCGGCGCGGTTGTCGAGGGTGGCCAATGAGTCACGACGGCAACCAACGAACGTCGTGCAATGGGCGCACGAACGCAGTCCGCGACGGGTCGGAGACGATCCTCGGCAGGGCTTTGGCTCGAAGGCACGCGGGCATTCGCGGTGCTTCATGCGATTCGTCACGGGCCATCTGTCGCGACAAACACGTGAAGCGGGTCTACATCGCCGGGGGATCCACCGAACGGATCGACGTTGGTCAGAAGTGGATTCAGCGGGCCCGCGAAGCGGGTATCGAAGTCGCCTATGATTGGACGGCTTGCGACAGCTACGATCCCGATTGGCTTTTGGGTTGGCTGGACAAAAACGTGCACCAGGCTTGGCAGGGCGTCGCGAAACGAGACTTCGATGCGGTGCTTTCCGCAGACATCGTCTGGATCCTCGTTCCGCAGCAGCTCTCGGAAGGGGCCGCGACGGAACTCGGGATCGCTCTCGCCGCTCGAGCGCTCGCGGGGCACAGGATGATCTTGGTGGCGTCCGGAAAGAGCGTTCACCGGAACCTGTTCAACCGCCTGACAAATGCTCAATTCGATGCTCACGAAGCGGCATTCGAATACGTTCGAGGCCTCTGCGGCCTTCGAGACGGCGAGTCCAAAGAATCGCCCCAATACACCTTCGCACCATGACCGTCGTTCGGCGCCGGCGACGATACGTCGCCCGGAGCTCGAGCAGCCACACCCAAGACGGCTGGATCCAACAGCACTTTTTTGCTAGACAGGCGGGTTCGACCGTGGCAGCGTCGTCGGTATGTCCGCTGCCACCATGAAAAAAGTCACTTCGATCCCGGCCGGGGGGCTGAAGTTCGAGCTTACGCCGGGCCTGAAAATAAACTCGATCACGCCATTGGCCACCGGCAATTTGGTGATCAAACCAGCGAGCCCTCTCACGGGACAAACCACGGAGACGATCGCGATAACCGATCAGCTCGTGGGCACGACGTTCCCTGGATGTGGTCAGGAGATGATTCAAGAAGGCACCACAGCGCTGCCGCTGATCGTTGTCTTCGCATCGGAGGGGGAACCAATGTTCCCCGTGTTCGTGCCAGGCGCGAGCATTGTGGACATTCTGGACGAAGTGCGATTGCTTTCTGCGCCTCTCGGAATGTGGAAAACGAGCACGTTGATAACGGTTGGCGTCGAACCAAGCGGATTGACGCAATTGCCGGACATCCCGTGTTCGGAAATGCTGGTTATCGCGCACGCGGACAATACGCATCCGATCTACTTCGGGGATGCCGATATCGATTCGGTGAATACTCCTGGATGGCTCAAGCGTGAAGGCGCTCTTATTCCTCGAATGACAAACGCCGACCAGGGGTTTGTCGTCGCCGCTGCCGGACACACCGGCCAGAAACTACACTTGCAAACCAGGTGAACCGATGACTCTCTACGCATTCAAAAAGAACTGGCAGATCTCGCCTAACAATGCGCTTGCCGCGCAAGCCGACACGCTCACAACCAACCGCACTGCATTGCTCAACATGTTCAATGCGCTACTCGGACTCGGTTCGTATAACGTCAATGGAGACGTCGGAGCGGGAACGTTCGACTGGTACGATACGAACGGCAACGCGGTTGCATCCCCTGCTAACTTCGCGGCGATTCGATACACCTGCAACGGCTCGGCAGTTTCGTCGCTTGGCGTGAACAACATCACGCTACCGACCCACTTCGTGTTCGCGGCGGCGGGCAATGCGCACACGTGGGCAATCTTCGATTTCACCGTGATCGGAGTCGAGGTAATGATCGCCTTCGATGCTGCCAATGCGAGCGGAGCGACGCACACCGTCATCGTTTCGCCGTACGCGGCAACGGGCAATCGTTTTGCCGCAGGTACAACCACGGCCAATCCGTCAACTCCAGTAGGTGCATACACTGTGCAGACGTTGGCAGCGTGGGGTGGCGTTTCCACGACAAACGCAGCACTGAAAATCCACGTCTGGAAAACGGATGTTGGTGATGTGTTCGAAGTGATCATGTGCAACGGCGGAGAACCAAACACGGTCTTTCGTGTCGAAAAGCCGGTCGTGTCCAGCGCCAATTGGACAAACCCGTCGGTCGTGTACTGCAAAGGCGCATCCGCTGCAAACTCGGTTGTCACCGTTTCGCTCATGCATACCGTGGCAAATTTTTACGCGTACGCAGAAGCGCAGGCCGTCACGTTCTCGCTGGCCGCGCCATACATTGCCGGAACGTTGGCGATGACGCTCGCAACTGCGGTGAACGGAATTTCTGACGAATGGGACATGTATGAACAGTCGCTTGGCAAATCGGCGGCCCCCGTTCAAGGCGTGCACGGCGAATTGAACGACGTTTGGTGGGCTCCTTTGACCCTTGTCACGACCAACATTTCCGCAGCGTCGTCGCCATATCCCGCGGGGCGTCTTGCGGTTGTTGGTGATCAGTTCCGACCGTGGGTTCCCGGTCAAGATTTCCTTGCGTCGTGAGGTGACCAATGGCGAGCGTACAGGTTCCCGTAAACGCAGTCGTCGATCCATCGGTCCCAACGTCCACGACCCCGGTCGGGTCGACCCGTGTTGCCGTCAATGACGTCAATGGACAGGCATCGACAGAACCAACTCCGCAGGTCATGCAGCCTGGCAATCGGATAATCAGGCGATAAAGGGGTAGACGATGTCATTTCAAAGCGGTTGGTTGAATCCGGCAGAGGTAAGCGCGTTTGTCCGGGATATGACGGCGGTTGGCGCCGTTGTGCTCGTCGTGTTCGCCGGTTGCGCGACAATCCTCGTCATTTGGCGCGGGTCGGAAAAACTCGGCATTGTCGGCGTCGGAACCGACATTCGTAAAGAAATGAATGCGGGGACGACGGCGCTCATAAAACTTAGCGCGGTAATGGAGCGGGTGTCGGGTGTGCTGGATCGTTTGGAACGGTCTGGACGTCTTCCGCCACCTTCCGATCCAGCGCCTCCGCCAAGTCCAGAAGCCGCTCAGTGCGCTCCCGAAAGTATCGCGCCGCGCCCCTCGCGGCGAACGCAACGGCCAAGCCAAGCATCGCGCCCGTAGTCGTCGCGAGCGCAAGCCCTGCCAGAACAAAGCCGTACCAATCCACCGACAAATTATACCACGCAAGTTCAGAAAGCCGCGCCGGATCGTGGGCGGTAGGACGTAGATAGTCCGATGAAACGCGGTTAGTTTTTGAACGCTTGCAGTGCCGCAAGGTCAGTTTTCATGACGGCGAGCATGCGCGAGACGGATTCGCGATCGTTGGCTTTGGCGGGTCGTTTGCCGGAAAATGACAAACCGGCCATGACAAGACAAACGACGATTTGCCAAAACGAAAGTGCACCCCACGGATGCCCATGGGCCTCGCGCCATAACGAGACGTAATCGGCCACGGACGAGCCGACGAGCATCGCGGCAAGTACGTCTGGAGTCCACGGGACGAACGTCGTTCGCTGGTACCGAAGACGCATCTGACGGACGAGCGCAACGATACCCAAGCTGCCAGTGACGCCGGCACATCCCCAACGGAGCGGATCCCATGGAATGAGCAGATACACGGTTGCGACGACAAACGCGATTGCCAGGGCCGCAGAAACGAGCCGTGAACGTCGCCACGTGGCGAATGCGACGAACGGCAGAATCATGTGCGCGATAAGGTTTTGCAGGTCGATCATGGCTTGGTGGGCTTCGTGGGGTATGGGACGGTTATTCCTCGAAGGCGTCGCCATAGTCCCAAGACGAACGATCGAATGCAAGACGTCACGGTGCGTCGCGGTGAAGCATTGTTGCCGGCGCCGGACGACGGTTTGGGGTTTGGATCGGGGGTGGAAGTCATGCGCCATTTTAGCATGCAGACGGACACTGGTCCTTCATCGAATCCACCCAACGCGCTGCATCGTCGCGCGTAAATTAGTGATTCGTACGAAGTAAGCGGCGGATCCGCCACCACTTAGAATCGATAAAAGGAACCAATCACACGTGGCAGTCGGTCGGTCGGTCGTGATAAAGTGGAAAAATGACCGACCGACCGGGAGCGAACGATCCGACCGACCGAAGCGACCAAGGGGATCGAACGAGGTGCACGATCTGCAACCACGACGAACGCGAGCCGATAAATGCGGCTCTTCGTGGGCGCGAGCAATCAGGCGAAAGCTGGGCAAAAATAGCTGGTCGGTTCAAGGTGAACGAAAGTTCGCTGAAGCGTCATGCAAGGAATCACGGGACCGACCCGCCGTCTTCAAAAGGAACGCGCCAAACAACTGTACCGACCGACCCACCAATCGATGACGCGTCGGACGCCAAGGCCCCGCCAACGGAACCAAGCGCCAAGTCCAATCAGCCACCACTACAAACCGATCCGCCACCAGAACAAGCGCCGGTGGTGGCTGTTGTGGTGGCGGATGAACCGGGCCCAACCGGCGGATCCACCACCACAACAAATGGTTCCGAAGAAAACAAAAACGACGTCAGCGCCGAAGAGCAAGCGAGGGCGATCCTTTTGGTGCAGGCCAAGCCGAGGCCGGGCCCTTTGTGCAAGGTATGCAGTCACGACGAACGGACGGCCATCGAGAATGCAATGGCCGAAGGCGTCCCATACACACGCATTGAAAGAATGTTTCCGGGGACGTCGGACACTGGCATTCGGCGACATCGGGACGAATGCGTTGGTCGCGCAATTTTGGCGGCTCGGCTCGAAATGCTCGAACGGGCAAACCTCACGACTGCCGAAGCTTTCCGGGGCCGGCTCGAGGCGCTTGTGGTCGATGCGGAGAATCTTGTGACGACGGCCAAGTCGCTATTGACCACCAAGGCGGGCGGCGATGGAGACGGTGAAGGGGGATTGACGGCGGAAAACGTGAAGGCAGTCGGCGCGGCGATCAAAACCGCCGAGGGCGTGATCGTCAGCCTCGGGAAGCTTCTCGGGTTGTTTCCGACAGGCACGACGATCAACGTCATCAACCATCCGCATTTCTCAACGACTGTGAACAAAATCGTTGACACGATCTGCGAAGAGTGTCTTGCGCCTGTTCGGAAAGTTTTGTCCGAGGCTGCATGAGTCAGCAGAACGAGATATCTGGTGCGTTTGTCGAGGCGATCGATCGTCGTATAGCGCGCAAAAAAGCGGCGCAGTCGATGAAGCTATCGTTTCGAGAGTTTCTAGAAAGCGACCAATTCGCAAGGCCGTATCTCGATCCAAGAGGGGTTCGTCCAGAACTTTACACAGATGTTGGTTGGGCGATCGTCGACGCAAGCGATGGGGTTCGTCCACGTCTCGACGACAAACGTGCAGAGCAGATCTTCGGGTGTGTCGTCTCCATGCTTCCGATTGGAAAGCAAGCCCGAATCGTCACGTTGGGAGCTGGTCGTGGAAGCGGTAAAACCTCGCGATTTCTAGCGACAAAATGCGTTCACAGTGCGTGGACGGCAGACCTGTCTTTGCTCGCTCCGGGTGAAGAGGCAGCGGCCGTTTTGATCGGCCCGAAGCGCCGGCACGCGAAGCAAACGTTCAGGTTTGTCGTCGGCATGATCCGACGTTCGCCGATACTGAGTGCGGCGGTTGCTCGGGACGAACGCGGGCGGATGATGGTCACGCGAGAGAGCATCACGATAGAGCGTCCTGACGGCGCTCGTGTGCGCATCGAAGTCACCAGCGCAGCAAGGGGCGGCGAAGCTGCACGCGGATTCACGATCGTCTTCGCCGGCCTAGAAGAGGCGTGTTTCTTCGCGGCCGATCCAGGTGCAGCGGTGAACGATCAAGCCGTGTTCGACGGCCTTCGCCCGCGCTTGGCTCGAGGCGCATCTGTTTGGATCGTGTCCACGCCATGGGTCGAAGGCGAAGGACTCATGGAAGAGCTGATCGCGGCAAATTGGGGGAAACACGCGCATGCTCTTGTCGTCGCGCGTGTTCCGACAAGGTGGCTAAATCCGCTCTTCGATCCAGACGGATCGGACGAAGCTGCGCAGCGTTCGCTGCCAGGCGGGGACATCAACGCAGATCGCGAGCTTCTGGCCATTCCGCTGCCGAAGGGAAGCCGTTCGTTCTTCGATGCAGTAGCAGTGGCGGAAGCGCTGCAAATGATGCTGCCGGAGTACGCTCCGATCGACCGAAGCGCGGGGAGCGACTTGGGTTTTACGAAGGACTCGGCGGCGCTCGGAATCGTCTACGCGTACGACGACGGCACTTATGGATCTCCAGCGTTGCGCGAGGTATCTCCGGCGAAGGGGCAACCGCTGCTGCCGAGCAAGACATGCACAGAATTTGCCGTGATCCTTCGAGGCTTCGAGATCGCATCGGTGTGGGCAGACCGGCATTATTCGGAAGCGTACAAAGAGCACTTGGATCCATATCGGATCACGTTGCGTCATCCGCCGGACGGGCATGAGGCAAAGATCGCGCGGTATACGGTTTTGCAGGGTTTGCTTGCGAAACGCCGCTTTCGTCTCGGTTCGCTACCGGAGCAAGTAAGGGAATCGCTTCGGGTGCAGCTCAACTCAATCACGGCCGTGAACAGAAACGGCAAGATCGTGATCATCGTGCCGCGCACGACGGTGGCGGATCTCGCCGATGGCAGGGGAACGACGACGAAACACGCCGACGCCGTCTCTGCGCTCATCGACGGCCTGTTTGGCATCGGCGCGGAAGTCGTGAGCAAAGACGAAAAGAAGGCCGCAGAGGCAGCCATGGGCCCAAGGAAGCCGCTTGTGGTTGGGGCTATGCAAGGGGTTCGCACGACGAACGGATGGCCAACGGGATTCCGGCAGCAGTGAATGAGAACCTGGTGTATGATGCGCGCCGTTCACGCACGGTGTATGCCGTGCAACGTGTTCTTTGGGAGGACTCATGGCACAAGAAAAAGTGAAGACTTATCGCGATAGCGCACTCGTGCGTGACGAGGGAGCGATCGAGGATGCGAATACGGCTCTTGTCGGAATCGGCATCGACACGAATGCGGCCGATGCCGCGATGAAGATTGGCGCGACGAACGCCGGAAGCGTCGAACTTGGGCGAAGCACGAAAAACGTGATCGTCAAAGGAAACCTGATTGTCGAAGGAACGCAAACCGCAAGCGACACGCTCAACGTCACGGATCGTGTCATTCACGTGAACGCGAGCACTGGTAATCAGGCTGTTCCAGCGGCGATTGTAGGTGTGGCCGTGGATCGAGGGCAAGCTTCGGGAACGAAGCGGGACATGGCCGCGATCATCTGGGACGAGTCGAATGCGCGGTGGGTGTTCTCGCTGATCACCCAAGGCGATGACGCAACGCTTGGGGCATTGCAGGCGTTGCGAGTCGGCGCATTCACCGCGACGGGCGGGGCCGTAGCACTCACGGCGAACGCTGCGTCAAGCTTCACGACGAGCGCCGGGGCACTGACGTTGACGAGCGCAGCAGCGGCAACATGGTCAACAGCAGCCGGGTTTTTGACCGTCAACGGTGCTGGTGGAATGCGTTTGCAGGGCGGTGGAACAACGGCGCTGGAAATCGATTCCGCTGGTACATCGATCACCGTGCAAACCGGCGCAACGCTGGGAACCACGGGTACGGGCAATTTCAACCTTCCGAACAACGGAACCGCTCGGTTCAAAATCGAAGGTTCGTCCGTGTCGGCAAATGTCACTGCGGCAAACCTTGACGCTCTCACTGGAGGCAGCGCGACAGCGTTGCACAAGCACAAGCAAGTTGTGATCAACGGACTCACAACGTCTGGACTCGCAACGGGGCAAGCGGCGTACATATCGGCGGCAAACACTGCGACAGCAACGGACAGAGCGGTCGAAGCGAAGAGCGTATTTGCTGGCGTGTACGACGGGACCTCTGGCGAGCTCGTAACGGGCGGCGAAGTCGCGGCTGCTCAATTCACCACCGCAGGCGGTTCGCCCGCCGCTGGTGCGCGGGTGTGGCTCGCTGCTACTGCCGACGATACGAATACGGGTGCGGGAAAGTTCACCGCTACGAAGCCCGTCGCAGGGTTCGTCAGCGAAGCGGGTATTTGTCTCGATCCGGCGAATTATGCGGGTGCAAAGACATGCAAGATCTTGCTTCAGCCCAAGGCCGTCACAGCGGCGTGAAGCCAATGAGAGACGAACTGTAGGACGACGCAGAAAACGTTTGCAATCACAAGCACACGAACGTAAGACTGCGTTTTGTGGGTGTCTTCCGTTGGCTAGCTTCTCGCTTGACTCGCTCAAGCACACCGGCATTACCGCCGGCAGGCCAGACATCTACCTCGCTCGCGCATCGTCAAAGTGATGGTCGCGCGGGCGGGCCTGCATCTGCCCCACTACGCGTTGCCTACTACCGCACAAGGCTCGTCTGGAATCCAGGCGACGACGTCGCGGCGATGATTGCCGCGGATGGTCAGTCGTTGCTCATGGTCGCGCAGTTCGTCGAGTCGATGCTTGGCGATGGGATTATCAGCGGTGTCACTCAAAGCCAAGCCGCTGGTCTGATTCGGCTGCCGTTGACATTCGACGGTGCTGCGGAGCTTGTTTACAAGCTCGCGGGAAAACCAGACCTGCGTACCGATGGCATCTTTTGGAAGATGTTCCCGTCCGCCGTTCTCATTCGAATCATCATTTGGGGCATTCTCTTCGGTGCTGGTTTTGGCGAATTCGTCGAATGCCCAAAAACGGGGCTTCCCGTTCTGCATTTTGTAGAAGCGCAGCACATCAATTGGCGACGCGATCCAGTAACACGGCAGCAGGTCCTTTTTATTATCGGTGAAGATGGCGAACACATCATCGAGCCTGGAAACGGGCGATGGTTTGTCTTTGCGCCATGGGGCTTGAATAGATTTTGGCTGCATGGGAAATGGCGTCCGTGCGGTAAGGCGTGGCTCGACAAGATTCAGGCGCAAGAGCAAAGGACGGTGGCAGGTGCCCGGCATGCGCTTGGGATCACGTGGCTCGAAACGCCCGAAGGGAAAAGCCGCGACGAAGACGCGAATGCGATCGTGGCGCATATCATTTCGAGTCCGACGCCTCCGGTCATGGCCCTCGAAAAGGGCTACGACATAAAACACACGTCCATTTCCGGCGAAGGTTACCAGCAGTGGACCGCCACGAAAAACGAAAGCGATGCGGATATTGCCACTGCATTGTCAGGGCAAACCGTAACGTCTGGTCAAACTGGCACTGGTTGGTCGAAGGGCGACATTCACGAAAACACCGCACAATCGTTCATTGAAGAATATGCGGATCACCTTTCTGAGGTCGTTCAGCGGTACGGGCTCGAGCCGTGGGCGGAACGCGAAGGCTACCCGTGTCCACGCGCCGAGTGGGATCCAACCCCGCCGAGAGATCGCAAGGCCGTTGGCGATGCGCTTATCGCGTACGGTGATGGTCTGGTCAAGGCAGATGCCTCGCTCGTGAAGCGCGGGAAGCGGGTGAAGGCTGAACCTCTCGCGGCTCTTGCCGGGATAGAGATCGAAGACTTGGAGCCGCTCGAAGATCCAACGGTGATCGTCGATGGCCTTCCGGTTGTCGTCGAGTATCCAGCCGGTAGTGTCCGCACGGGCACGGACGAGCGTGGCGTGCCTTGGGCTGTGTCGATGGGATCCATTGCTTATGGGTACATCCCAGGGACGCAGGGCGAAGACGGCGAAGCGATCGACGTATTTGTCGGACCAATGAGGGGCACGAATAGGCTGTTTGTGCTCAAACAATTGGACCACGAAGGCAACCCTGACGAGGTAAAGCTGTTTGTCGGGTTCGGCGATATGCAGTCCGCACGCGAGGCATGGTATCGGCTCGTCGGAAGGCCGGAGCTTGTTGGCGGGTGGCGAGAAGTCGATCTTGCGACCATCGTCGGAATCCTTCATGCAGCGCCGAGAAAAACCATAGCGGACGGAGCTGATGAAACGACGTCATTGCCTGACGGTGAACAGGCGAGTGCTCGCGCGGACATGATGGCACTTCCGCCAGCGGCACAAGACGAAGGCGAAGCATCGCCGGACGACATGCCGGCAGATGCCGATGCAGTGGAATTGGCGCGGCTCATGACCGAGCACTCTGTTGATCGGTGCAATGATCACAATCGGGTAAATAGGTGCTGGCAATGTGGCATCGAGCGCGTCCGTCGCATGGTGCCTGGCAAGAGGGGACAGCCCCATAAGTGGCCTATTACGTGGAGAGCCATAGGGCAAAAGTCGCCTGGTAGTGTTATTGTGCCAAGCCAAACTCAGGAGAACGCACATGTCTGATCGGCAAGGCGCAAGCGCAGATGTAAAAGAGGCGCCACGGGAGTTTCGCATTTTTCCCGCGGGCGATTTCATGACCGACGACGGCCCGCATCGAATGACGAGGCCAGCCGCAGACGCGTTGGTAGCGATCTTTAATGCGCGCGGAAACGTCATGGTGATCGACCATGACCACGCGACGACGACGCTCGAGGCCCCGCCGGAGAATAGAGCCGCTGCCGGATGGATCCAAAAGCTCGAAGCCCGTGGCGATGGCGAAGTGTGGGCGATTGGTGTCGAGTGGGATCCGATGGTCGAAGGGTGGTTATTGTGCAACCCGCCAAAAGTTCGCTATCTTTCCCCGTGGTATTCTTTTAAGATGGTCGGCGACATCGCGATTCCAACGCGAGTCAATAACGTCGGTCTGACCAACAATCCGAAGACGTGGCATTGCTGGAGGCTCGCAAGCCTTGCAGCAGAGAAGGGCAGGAAAGGGATCGGCATGGATCAGCAAGATTTGGTTTTGGCAGGCCGCACGCTGCTTACGTTGCTCGCGCTCATGGGCGCTTCGAACGAAGCTCTCGCGACGTGGGCAAAGGAGCAAAATGCGGCGTTGACCGAAGCTCTCGGTGAAAACGCGAACGCCGCGATGCAGGCCGCTGGCGAGCTCGAACAAGAGGACGACGGTGCTGCTGCAATGTCCGACGAGGACAAGGCGAAGCTTGTCGCTGCGCTCGAAGAAGAGGCAAAGAAGGCGGCGAGCATGTCCGATGAGGACAAGGCGAAGCAGGCAGCGGCAGCGCAAGCTGTCGACGATGACACGAGCGTTGCGGCGAGCCTTGCGATTATCAGGAATCAGGAACTTGCGAAGGCGGCAAATATCAAGGCTCGAGACGCGTTGATCGAGAAAAACTTGTCGATCATCCCGAAAACGGCCGTGCCATTGCTGCGGAAGGCATCGCTTGCCACGGTTGCGTCGTTTGTCTCGGATATGGGTGCAAACGCGCGTCTTCCGGCGAAATCGCCGGTTGCACCGAAGGGTGTAACGACGGTGAAGATTCCCAGCCAGAAGTCCCCTGCCGAGCAACAGGTTTTCGAGACTCGTGTCGCCAGCATGGCAACGAAGTGGAAGATCAAGCCGAAGCAACTCGATACGCTTCGCAAGGTTCTGAGCGCGTGATTTGAAAACGGCCAACGGCCGAGGAAGTGCAGAGCGTAGTCATGGCGATGATTGGTCAGGGCACTTGGCCCTTGAAAGCAGCGGCGAACGCGATTGGCAAGCTTGGTTGGCTTGCCATGCTCAAAAACGGATACGTGATTCAAGGGCAAGAAACCACGGGCGCTCGGGCCATTGGAACCTTTGCCTGCGAATTCGACAATACCGGCGGCTCAAACGGCAAGCCGATTACGGTCAATCCTGGCAGCAAGGATCGGTGGGAGCAATTTCAGAACTCCACTTCCGGCGATGCCATTACGCAAGCGGACGTTGGAAATTGGTGTTATGCAACGTCGGATCCGTTTCGCGTTGCGAAAACGGACGGTAGCAGCACGCGGTCCAAGGCCGGGCTCATCATGGGATTTGACGGGAACGGTTGCGTTCTCGTTTGCATCAACCCCTTCGCGTGATTCGGAAGGCATAACAATCGCGTGAGAATCGCGGGATAAGGAAGAGCGTAGGTCATGGGCGAGCAAGTTTTCATGTACGAAAATATCGCGATTCCGGCGGATGCGAAAGCAGCACACGCCGTAATCATGGCGAAGTACGAGGAAGGTCTGGACGAAGGCGCGAGCCTCGATTTGGCACTGCTTCTCGAACTCGTCGAAGACAGCATGATGGTGAACGAAAAGGGGATCCTGTTGGTCCCCTCGAACGAGTTCAACTTCCAGAGTGCTGCTGGAAGCATGGTTCAAGAATACGTGCCGATGATCGCCGGCATGGAAGTGCTTACGGCTCCGTTTGGCGGACTCCTCTCGATCACGGAACGCGACATGCGCATGGAGCAGTTAGGGCTCATTTCGTCGACGGCCAAGGAAGTCGGCGTTCGTGCAGCAAACCGAAAAGGAGACGCTGTTCGTGCGGGCGTGCCAAACCTGATCAATGCAAAAACGCTTGGTGGGACGAACTTCTTCAGCCAAACGCAACTCATTGACCCGGCGAAAGGTGCGGCTGCGGGAACGTATCCAAATCTTTACAATTTGGCGTGCAATGCGACGAACTACGAAAAGGTGCGCTCGGATATGGCCAAGCGCAAGGGGCCGAACGGTATTCCGCGACGCACCAAACCGACGCATTTCTTGCATTCGTCGAACTTGAAGGCGACGGCAAAAGCGATCGTTGGATTGGAACAAATTCCCGGCGTCGCGCAGGGAAACCCGAACTACGACCCTTCGGTCAAGCTGGTCGAGATCGAGGACTTCCCGGACGGCGCTTGGATGCTTGCGAGCAACAAGGGCACCGTGAAACCGCTCGGATACCACGCCACCTTGGCACCGAGGGTCATGTACTTCGGCATCGAAAAAAACGGGCTTGTGCTCAACCATCAATGGCGCGCCGACGTGGAAGACGTCGTGGTTGGGCAGGCCGCGTGGAAGGTGTCTTGGTCTCAGCCGGGCGTTTTCTGATCGGAGCATGGCGGGAGCATGGCGGCGACAGTACCGTACGCGGATTTGGACGACGTTATCGACCTCGGCAGCATGCCGGAAGCCGATATCGTCAAAGCCAATACGAACAGACCGACGCGAATCCCAAAGCTCATTTTGGCGATATCGGATCGGATCAATTCGTATCTTCGCGTGCGGTACTCGACGCCACTGGTCACGCCGTTTCCGCCTGCCATCGTCTGGGCCGTCGTAAAAATCGTAATTTGGGAACTGTATTTGGTGCGCGGGATATCGCCCACTGCGGCGGTGGTAAAAGAGATCAAGGAACAGCACGATCTTGCTCAGAAGTGGATCGACGATTTGCGTACGTTGACGGCCCGATTGGATCGCGAGGCTGACCAAACACCCAATAAGAGCGAAGGCGGCCCTGTTCTGGGATCGATGACACCAGCCAAAGAAGTGCTGTATGGGTTTCTCGGCAGCAACCCATGCAAGAAGGGGTGCTAATGAACAGCTTGGCAGAACTTCAGGCCCTCACGGCATTCTTGGGCGATCCTGCACGCACCATGCGAACCGCTGCGGACAAGGCGGCAGCGCGCATTCAGACAGACGCGCGTGCAGGGTACAAGGCAGGCCAAAGTCCTGACAAGAAGACTTGGGAGCCAAGGAAGGACGGGCAGGTAGCAGTTCAGCGTCCCGCGGCAACCGTCGAGTTTTACGCCGACGATCAGCATATCATTGGCTTGGCAGAGGACGTGCTAAAGTGGCACGTCGAGAAGCGCCCCGTGTTTCCTGACGAACTGCCTGCTGAATGGGACAAGATTCTTGAAGAAGAGCACAACAAGGCATTTGGTGCCGTGCTCGGGAAGATAACATGACCGTAAGCAAGCCTTTTCCCGTATACGATCCGCTCTCCGCATTCGCGGATCGATTGCGAGACAAACTCGTCACCGAAGGCATTCTCACTGCCGATCGCGTCACGTACGGGTCGGGGCTTGCCTTCCGCCAAGAAGACGCGCCGCACGTATATGTGGACCTCGCACCGAGCGCGGTAGCAGCCCGTCCGAGCGCCGGGGCAACGAACACGGGCTTCGGCATTCGGCAGCAGATGAAAGACGACGACGACGATGATGTGGACGTCGAGACGCGATCGTTGTGGACTTGTCTCGACGGGATGCTGGTGACGATTCTTGGCCAGGTTCCGGAGAGCGGCGAAGAGGCAGACGACTTGCGCGGTGACGAGCCGGCAATACTTGCCAGGTTGTCCGTTTTTCAACTTCGCGCCCGAGTTTTGGCGGCCGTTTACCATATTCTGCACATCGGCCCGACTGCGACGATCCCGATGACGTGGGTTCGTCCAGACGAGCAAGAATTCCAATATGGTGCAGCGATTCAATTGACAATAACACTCGGTACCGAAGTACCGGACGAACCATTGATTTTGGCCAAGCCTTCGGGCGAGGTGACGGTGATTGCTGGAATGCCATCGGGTAACGTACCCGTGGCCGTGTTGACCTTGGTTCAGCCATCCCCTTGAAAGGAACTGCCCGTGATTCCGAGATCCAGAATTCTGATCGTAAACAATGGCTTGGCGCTGATCGAGCAAGCCGCAGACTTGGTGCACCTGGTCATCGGGTGTTCCACGGATGGTCCGCTCAATACGCCTCGCACGGTCGGATACTCCGCTTTGTGCGACACGTTTGGCGGCGGCCCCGCGGTAAAGGCTGCCGCGTACGTCGCCGCGAGGAACGAGGCGAACGTGATTTTCGTCCGCATCCCCGCGACGGCTCGAGCGGCGAGTTTTGAAACGCGTCTCGGCGAATGGACTGGAGGCACGGGGATCACCCCGACAGGAACCCCCACGACGGGTTGTTTGCTCAAAATCAAGGTCATCGTCGCAGGTACGGTCGGCACGACGGGAGCCTCTTATCAGGTCTCCACGGATGGCGGATTGACGTACGGAGCCACTACTACGCTACTCACCAACCTGACCATCGTGGCCAATGGCGTTACGGTGACTTTTACAACCGGGCAAGCGTTCGAGGGGACCTTGGCGATCCTGTGTCTTCCCGCGTCGGCAACGGTGTACGGAACGACGGTCACAAAGGACGGCAGCAGCGGGAAGATGGCGTTTTCTGGTACGCCCATTGATCAATACGAGATTCGGGCCGAAATCATCAAAGGTGGAACAACTGGCACCGAAGGTATCACGCTTCGGTACACGCTTGACGGCGGGCGCCGATGGACAGAGGCATTGCGTCTCGGGACGGCAAACACGTTCGTGTTGGTGGACTATACGAAGCCGAACGGCACGGAAGTGAGCAGCGGCGTCACGTTGACGCTACAGGCCACGTCCACGTACAAGGCGGGCGACAATATCGTTGCCCGAACGACGCCACCCGAACCGCAACCGTCCGACGTGGTTGCCGCGCTCGATGCGATCGAAGCGGACGACGCCTTCGCCGGGAAGTTCTCTTTCGTCCACGCGGTTGGCCACTTGGGCCGGCGTGCAGACGTCATCGCGCTACAGGCGCGAGCTACGTCGTTGGTTGCGGAAGATACGTTCACGGGGATTCTCACCGCGGGGCGCGATCGAGCTCCGGGCGAGCCGATGACCGAATATGCAGCAGCCGAGGCGACTGTGGCAGAGACAAACTCTGCGGACAGAGTCTTTGTGAGCGGCGGATATGCGCGGATCACTGATCCGTGTGGTGGCTGGTCGATGCGTCGTCCGGTAGCGTTTCGAGTCGCAGAGCGACTTGTCGCGCGTCCGATTCCGGAGGCATTGCACGATTGGTCCCTTGGGGACGTGGACGATCTAGATATCCGTGATGAAAACGGAACGATCGTCGAGTACGACGGGCGCAAATCGAGCGTTTTACACGACGCACGTTACATCGTGTTGACCACAAGAAAACGGCGCAAAGGGTTGTATTTTGCCGGCTCTCCGACAATGGCCCCGCCTGGCAATGATTTTAAGATCATCCCGTACCGGCGAATATTTGATATCGCCTGCGGAGTTCTTCAGGTCGTGGGAGAAGATTTGCTTGGCCTCGGCATTGCCACAAATAAGACCACGGGACTTCTCGACGAAGCGGCGGCGCAGTCGTTCGACTTGATCCTGACCGAGGCCGTGAACGAAGCGATTTCGGTCGGAGGATCTGGCGTTGCTCGGGGGGCAGTGCTCGTGCAATGCAAGGTGTCGAGAACAGCGCCGATCATCGGCCCGAACGGGAAACTTGTGGCAGAGTGCCGCATCATTCCGATTTCGTACATTGGTGGGTTCGAGGCGACGATTTCGCTGGTCCGAAAATTGGCCACGCCAGCAGCGGCGTGAAAGGCGTGGTGATCCGTGAGCAGCAACGGTAGTTTTGTATTGAACGTGAACGGCGACGAGTACAGCGCGACAAGCGCTGTCATTCGCTTGTTCAAAAACAAGTACGTGGGCGTCAGAACAATCAACTGGAAAGAGGAAGTGCCTCGAACGCCACAAGACGGCATGGGCGGCGTCTCGATAGGCCGAACGCGCGGCGTGTACAAGGCGAGCGTGTCGGTTGAAATTATCAAGAGCCAAGGCGATCGGCTGATTTATCAGCTCCAAGTCGAAGCCGATCGCCTCGGACTCGACGGTTGGGGGGATGTTCCCTTCAACGTCGAAGCGAAGCTGCGCGAGGCAGCCCCACTCGGTTTGTCGGCGATTGACATCTTGGGATGCAAGTACGTCACGCACGAAGAAGGCATCCAGACGGGCGGCGAAGCCGTCGTCCAAAAGATCGAACTGAGCGTGATTCGGCCCATTCGCCGAACAATCAACGGCAAGGTCTGCACAATGGTGCGCGATCCTATCGATAACAATGGGATCGATACGATCATCAATAGCAATCTCAGCGTAAGCGGGTGATCCAATGAAGATCAAAATCGAGACCAAAGACGGCAAGAAGATGATTCAGGACATCGACGTCACCGATTGGTCGGAAGCCGATCGTGCGTCATTGCTCCAAATCGTGAACGAGACGGAAACGGCGACGA